TGCAGTGGCCGCGCCATGATCGCCCGATGCAGTGGCCGCGCCCTGAGAGCCCGATGCAGTGGCCGCGCCATGATCGCCCGATGCAGTGGCCGCGCCCTGAGAGCCCGATGCAGTGGCCGCGCCATGAGAGCCCGATGCAGTGGCCGCGCCCTGAGAGCCCGATGCAGTGGCCGCGCCCTGATCGCCCGATGCAGTGGCCGCGCCCTGAGAGCCCGATGCAGTGGCCGCGCCATGATCGCCCGATGCAGTGGCCGCGCCATGATCGCCCGATGCAGTGGCCGCGCCATGATCGCCCGATGCAGTGGCCGCGCCCTGAGAGCCCGATGCAGTGGCTCCTTCGTTGTCCTTGGTTGCGACTGACCCTTCCGACCATTTCGCGCGGTCGAACACCCACTTAACGGCGCGAGCTGTCAGCTCGCCTATGGAAAGCTCGACGCCAATCGTGATTTTAGCGCTGGCGATCTTCGAGTCGCCGCTATGGCGCGCGAGGTTTCCAGACTGGATCGTCTCGGCGTAACGCGAGGTCGCAGGCGGGTAGTAGTTGAACACCTCAAGCGGGTGTCCTTCGATCGCATCGAATCCGCTCTCACACGCGACAATCGGCCCACTCATCTCGAAAGTTTTGCCACTCTCGAATTGGAAACCACGACATTTAAGATCGCGGCCGAACCCCTTGATGGAATGAACAACTTCTTCTGGCGGAGAGGAGGCGGCGCCGACGTCCGCTTCGGAGTTGTTTGTAAGTTCTGCTGGCTGTTGCACGTAAATCTCCAACTGTTCGGAAAATGGTTGGCGGATAGGCGCGGCTTACTGCGCGCCGGCGTTCGCAAGATCGGGTAGCGCCACAACGCCATCGCGCTTCGCCTCTACGGCGAGCTTCAGTTGCAGCGCGGCCATGTGCCCAGGATAGTCATAGCTCCAGTGGTCGCGGCGCCGCGTTTCCGTCGTGACGCGCGCAATGCAGCGCGCCTCGACATCGCCCAGCGGGATCGTCTTTGCGACCTCATAGGAGCACTTGAAGAGCCTCTGCACCGCGAGAGCGAAAAGCATCTCGTTGGCGACGAGGTCGCTCGCGTGGGCGGCAATCTCGCGATTGAAGGCGAGACGCGCTTCTTCGCGGAGGTCTGGGAGGGCGCTCATGACGCCCTCGCGAATTCGCCACGGAATTTTATGGCGGCGGCGCAGTAAGCCCCGTGCGCTTCCTCAGCCGTGTCGAACAGACCGAGGTAGACGCGTTCGCCGTTGACCCGAATCGATGACTGCCACTTGCGTGCCGGCGTATGTAGATGCGCGCCCTTAAGTCCGCTGGTGTTAACGCTGAGCGCGCGCAGATTCGCACGGTTTTGGGAGCGCGTCGCTTCACGCAGGTTCGACCACCGATTGTCGGACTTATCGAGGTTGATATGGTCGATCTCGTTTTTCGGCCAATCGCCAGTCATCCAGACACAGGCGAGGCGATGAGCCTTGTACCGGCGCCCGAATACGCCGATCTTCAGGTAACCCGCGTTTGTTGGAGACCCAGCTACAGTCCCTGCAAACTTTGTGTTCCACGTCGCACAACTAGCTGCGGCCGTGCGTGCGTAACCTGGGAACATCGATACCGGCCTCGGCTTCCAACGGAACACGCCTGTCGCAGGGTCATAGTCCAGCAACTTGCGGACAAGCTCAGCCGGCACGTCTGCGAGGAGGGCGCGCTTCTGGCCGGCGGTGAGGCGCGGCGCTGTCTCGCGGGCTATGGGTTTATTTTTCCCGGCGAGGGAGATGTTTTGGGATGGTGAGCGCATCAAATTTCCCCAAGCAGGAATTCAAGCTTTGGGTAATGTTTCCCTAAAAAGGGAAGACCGTCAAGGCAAAAGTTCCCCTAAGAAGGAAATATTTTCTTGACAGCACGGTCTGGCCCACCCTTCAACCCGAAGGGGTCGCGCGCTGGTACTCACAACGACAATCTCTTGGATCTCTGGGTAATAACTAACCTATCAGTATGGGGGAACCCCTAAAGGGTTCCCCCCTAATAGAGATTCTAGGGGTATATATAATAACCATCTCAGTTGTTGAGAGATTCTAGGATTGTTGTTGTTGATAGACGCGCGAGCGCGAGGCTCTGACGCCCCGCTTGTCAGAAAATATATTTGGCGGATGTCAGAAACCTTGGCGCGCTATTTCAGTTCGCAGAGGCGCTTGGCCTCACGCCAATCCTGAAAAATCAGCTCCCGCGCCTCGGCAAGGGTCATAACCTCGGCGCAGACCGCGCGCGCCAGGCACGCCTCGGCCGCGTCCTTCTCGCTGGCTTCGTCCCAGGGTTGGAGCTGAAGGTTCCGCTCGTCCGCTGGCGCCCCGCCAAGGCACAGCGGAACCGTGTGGTCGAGATCGAAGCGGTAGGCCTCGTCCTCCCGAGGCCGCGCTGGCTGAGCAATCGCGCCTTCACGGCGCGCGTGTAGGCGACGGGATGGCGAATCGTCTTCGTCCATCTCGAGACGCAAATCGTTTGGTGGATTGTTTCCCGGGTGACGGGCGGATTGAGCGTCGGCTGCCCGGCGTAGGTGGCGCTTTCAAGCGCCGCAAACGCCACGGCGACGAGCCCGGACTTGCGCGGGTGGTTCACTTCGCCTTGATAAACCGAAGACCGCTGGGGCCAAACAGCTGCCAGGCAGCGGCGCACCATTCTGCTGCGCCGGTCTTCGCAAACGCCGCCTCGACCTTGGGGCGAGCTTCGGCGATCCTTGCGCGCAAATCTGCGCCCTTGTAGCCGTCGTCTTCCATTCTCGCCCAAAGGCTCGCTTGGTACGCGACGTCCTCCTGCATCCCAATGCATCTGTCGGTTGCGATAGTGGCGGCCACCGCGCCCGTGGCAAACCCTTGCATCAACGAACCTTTCGCGGCGGCTTGCGGGGTCGCAGCTGATACGGCAAACGCAGCAGAGATTGCTACCCACAAGCGCATAGCTTATCTCCCATTCAGCCGCCGCCACTGGCGCGCGCGGATGACCGTCGCAACTTCCGAGGCCCAGACGAGGCGCTGTCGTTCAATCGGCGGGGCATTGTGGCTCTCAAGCACGAATTCTCCGCCAACCCGCCTGACCCTTTTCAGGAACCGCCTGCCGTCTTCGGTTTTTACGGCGGCCTCAGCCCCCGAGGGGAGCGCCTCCGGCGCTATGCCTTCGGCTGAGCAAATGATGATATCGCCGGGGTCATAGCGGGGCCACATCGAATCACCTTCGACTTCGAAGCCGATCATGCCTGGCGCGAGCGGAATATCGGAGTTGATCTCGTATAGGCCGTCTGGACCGACCTGTTCGAAATCAGGCTGGATTTCCGCGCCGGCGCCGATCTTCCCCATGACTTTCGCGCTGGCCGGTGTCGCGAATATCTCCGCTTCGTGAACTCCAAACACCTTGGCCGCGCGAGCGATCGTCGCGGTCGTCAGCTGGTTTTCACCGCGCTCGATCTTGATGTAGCCGCCTCTGGACATTCCGAATTGCTCAGCGGCCTGATCGAGAGTCCACCCGCGCTCTTTCCTGAGAATTTTCAGTCTGTTCCCCATAAGGGGATTATTCCATCTCCCGGCAAATGAGGCGCGCCCCGTATCGGGGAAAAATGCGGTTGACAAAGTTTCCTTTATAGGGGAACCTTTAAGCATGAAGCTCCTCCAATACCTCAAAGACCGAAAGCTTTCTGACGAAGAGTTCGCCGAGATGGTCGGCGGGTCTGCGACGGCTCGTGCTGTCCGCAAATGGAAGTATGGCGAGACGTCTCCTCGCATCCCCGAACTTGTCCGAGTTGAGGAAGTGACAGGCGGCGCCGTCACGGCGCGCGACTTCCTTGACGACGCTGAGCGTACGGATGCAGAGCGGAGCGGCTCCCCTTTCACGTCGGAGGTCGCATGACGTCTTCCGCCGAAACGGCATCGCCTCCGAATGAGCGACGTCTGCGCTTTACGCAAGTGGTCTCGGTCCATCGCGAGGGCGACGCCGTGGTGGTGACGTTTCGCGATGAGCGGGGCGAAGAGCGCCAGGTGTCGTTCCCTGCCAGTGAGGAGAAGTGGCTGTTGCAGTCGTTTGTGCGGCTTCATGGGGGTGGGTGATGGGTTTCGAGCTCACTGCTGACGTCGCGCGCCAGCTTCTCGATTACGACCCGAAGACGGGAGTATTTCGTTGGAAGGTGCGGACAGTCGATATGTTCGCCGCCGATGCCACGAAGTCCGCAGAGGCCAATTGCTTAGCGTGGAATTCGAGGCACGCCGGGAATTCCGCCGGGACGTCGGTTAAGGGCTACGTGGTGATCAGTATATTTGGACGCAGGTATCTCGCTCATCGGCTCGCCTGGCTTCTGATCCATGGGGAATGGCCTTCATCTGATCTTGACCATATTGATCTCGATAAATCCTGCAACCGTATCTCCAATCTGCGCAAGGCGACTCCATCGCAGAACCAAGCCAATAAGCGCGCGCGCGATAGCGCGAGTGGCTTTAAGGGGATCTACTGGGATACCCGCAAACGCAAGTGGCGAGCTCAGATAAGGAAAGACAAAAAACGTTACCATCTTGGTCTCTTCGATGCGCCGAAGGACGCTCACTTGGCTTACCAAAAGGCTGCCGAGCTGTTGCATGGTGAGTTTGCGAGATCGTCCTGAGGGGGTGCTGGTTTGACGGATTCATACATGGCGACCAGACGTCGCTATGGTTGGTGGGGCCCGTGCTTGATGTGATGGCATGAGGTCTCGTTGGTCCCAGAGTTTTCGAGTTTGGCGTCGGCGGTTGCAGCCGCCTTTGCCTGAGTACCTGGTCGAGTATTGGGGTCGTGCTCGTTTCCCCCATGTCCACAAGTTGGCATGAGGGTTTTCCATGGAGCGGGAAAGTTCGTCCCGAAATTGGGAAATGTCACAGATAGTCGTCGAAATGCGTGAAGCGATCATCGAACTGGCGGGCGACCGCGGCGTGTTCGATTCGCGAGCGCTTTGGCTCGAAAGGGCCGCGCGGCTAGCTGGGATAACGCCTCGCATGGCGAAGCGCCTGTTCTATGGCGAATGCGCCGACCCCAAAGCGTCTGTAGTCGAACGAGTCCGAGCAGCTCGAGCTAGGAAGAGCCTTTCCGATGCGGAATTGGGGACTGTCGGCGCTGACAGGCATGCGGCGCTGTTGGACGAAATCGAATTCCTCCGAGAGGCCGTTCGCGTATCGGCACCGGACGTATATCGCGCTTACTGCGATGGACGTCGCATCGGCGCTGCTGCGCGCGGCGAGGTGGGTTGCCCCGTGGATTGACAGGGGGCGAGCAGATCCCCGCGACAATGCGGAGGCGCTCTGATGGACGAGTTCTTCGCCAACCTCGCCGCCGATCTCCCCTTTTACCTCGTGATCATCATTGTCGCGGCGGTTTGTGCCTGGATCGCATCGATGTTCTGCGAGGACTAATCCGATGCTCGACGAAGACGATGTCCGCAGCTTCGGAACATTCGCCTCTGTCGCCATCGTCACCGCTCTCGTCAGCGCGCTCTTCGCGCTCGTGTTCTTCGTTGCGCAGCTAGCTGCCCACTGAGTTTTCCCGTTCCCGCGTCGACGAGATGGCGGCCACTGCCTGAGTGTGGCTTTCCTCCCTGGGACTCCCTGGCGCTTCGGCGCCAGGGTCTTTTGCAAAGGCGCATTGGATGGCGAAAGCGGGCCACAACTCTATCGACCCAGCAACGGCAAAGCGCTTCCTCCAGGAAGTGCGCCGCACCTACGAAGACGAGGAAACCGAGCGCGCTTCGTTCCGCGGAAAATGCTCGGCGATCAAGGAGCGCCGCAAGCAGGTTTACGAGCGCGCGGAATCATCCGGCATCCCCGCGAAACTCCTAAAGGCCCGCATCACGCAGTGGATCGAAGACAAGCGCATCGCGGAGGCGAAGGCGCGCCGTGAAGCGGCTGTGCCGGATGATATCGACGATCGCGCGCGGTTCGAGCAGCTCTGCGAAGCACTTGGCGAGTTCAAGGACACGCCGCTTGGCGAGGCGGCGATGAACGCCGCGAAGTCGAATGCCGATGATGGCGAGGAAGACATCCGTCCGGCTCACCTCCGCCGCCGCGAGAAGGATCGCAATGCGGAGGCGGCGAAGGAGAACGTCGTCAAGCTGGAAAATAGAATCAAGCCGCTGCGCGGGCTGCCGGGCGCAGAAGCAACCGAGGCGTGAGGAGCTGACGATGGCTGCATTCTTCATCACGTCGACGATGGTCAATAATGGCAAAGCCTTCCAGTTCAAGTTCGAAACGGAATCGGCCCACTCTGTCTCCGAGCTTGTCGAGCTCCTCAACTCTGGCGGCTTTGTCATTGGAAAGCGCAGAGCCTTCGACCGGAGTAATGGTGAGGTGCTCGAAGACATCGCCATCTGCTCGACCGTCGTCAACATGATCCAGTCGTCCCGATAACGCTATGCTTGTCATGGCTCTCGATGTTGCGACGAAACTTGGCTACGCGATCGGGCGCGCGGGCGAAAAGCCGCGCGCCGGGTCGGAGCGGCTGAAGCGCCCGGACGACCCGTCGCAGCGAGCATGCAGGAAGCTCGGGATTTGGCTGCGGGATCAGTTCGCCTTCGAGCTTCCTGACCTCGTTGTGATCGAGGCCCCGGTGAACATCGGTGGCATGATCGATTGGAAAAAGGACAGCGGCGAGCGCCCCACGTTCCGTTCCACCCCAGAAACCATCTCGCTCCTGCACCGCCTCGTTGGCGGGGTCGAGACGATCTGCGGGCCGTATGGCATCCGTTGTGAGTCAGCGAACGTCCAGAGCGTTCGCAAGCACGTCGTAGGCAAGGCGCGTCCTGAAAACCCGAAGCAGGCCGTTCTCGCGCGCTGCCAGATGCTCGGCTATCTGCCGAAGGATTACAGGGATACAGACGCGGCCGATGCGGTCGCGCTGCACATTTACGCCAGCGACGTGATTTGCCGCGCGAAGCCAGCGGGTCTCGTTCTCTTTGGGGAGGAGCACCCATGAGCGACACCAACGCTTTGCGCAATCCTGTCACGGGATGGATCAAGCCCAAAATCGACGACCTGATTATTCCCCATGCCAGAGACGGGCAGAGCGTCCGCACCATAGCGACCAGCTTGGAGATCAAGCACGCCCGCGTTCATGCGGTTCTCGTTCGCGCCCATAGCTACGGCATGATCACGGATGCGGAGGCGCGCGCTCTCGACCTGTTCCGCGCGAGGGCGTCAGCATGAGCCTCGGATGGACCGACGAGCGCGTCGAGAAGCTCCTCGCCCTTTGGCAGGAAGGCCATAGCGCGAGCCATATCTCAGCGCGTCTTGGCATCACGCGCAACGCCGTGATCGGCAAGCTCCATCGCATGGGAAAGTCGGAGCGCTCTGCTGGGCCTCGCGTCGATAAGGTCCAACAAGCTTCTAAGCCAGCATCCCCAAAATCTTCGAAGACAATCGCTCATGTGCCAGCTCGGGCGATGGAGCGACAGCCTGCGTCTACCATCGTTGCGCCTGCCCCGGCGCCAGGCGTCGACGAAAGGGTTTCTGAGATCCCTTCCGAGCGCGTCTCTTTGATTGATCTGCGCGTCGAGCACTGCCGATGGCCATTCGGCTCTCCGGGGCAGGACGGGTTTGGCTTTTGCGGCGCCCGTCGCGAGGACATCCACAACGAGCACAATTTCTACTGCCCGCACCATTCCACACTCGCCTATGCGCCGAGCAAGGAGCGCAAGCCCGTAAGCGCCGAGACGAAAGAGAAGATGCGCGCTGCGGCGGCGAAGAGCTTCGAGGGCTTCTTGAGAAAGGAAGCGCGGGGATGAGCGAGACGCGCGAGAAGAACGCGAAGATTTGGGAACGCGACCCTTTCGACTGGTACGTCGAAGGAGCCGAGGTCAGTGCGGCGCTGTTCCGAGTTGAGCGCTTCGTCGGTGATATCTGGGACCCCGCCTGTGGTGGCGGAAATATTCTCGCGAGCGCGGAGGCTGCGGGGTATGTCGCCGTCGGTTCTGACGTCGTCTATCGCGAGCCATGTTCGCGACCGGTCATTGTCGGCGATTTTCTTGACCCGCTTTTTCTCATCAATCCACAGAATGTTGTGTGCAACCCACCTTACTTCGGTGGCAAGGGCACAGAAGCGTTTATCCGTAAGGCATTGAGGGTCGCGAGCGGCAAGGTCGCCATCTTCGTCGACAAGCGATTCCTGGCCGGCGCGAAGCGCGCGGCTGGCCTCTTCAAGGACCATCCGCCGACGCGCGTCTGGATCATCACGCCTCGCCCATCTTGCCCGCCTGGAGCGTGGCTCGCGGCCGGCAATAAAGCCGGTGGCGGAACGGCTGATTATGTCTGGCTCGTGTGGGATCTGACGGCGCCAGCCAGCATGACCCAGCTCGCATGGCTCAGTACGCGCGAGGCCTCCGCATTATGAAATCCGACCGCCTACCATGTTGTGTGCCGTTTTGCCGCCGAACCATCTCGCGCGAGAAGGGCTACGAGCAATGGGTTTGCGGCAAGCATTGGCGTCTTGTCTCCTATGAGGCGCGCTGGGCCTATAGCCGGGCTAAGCGGCGCGCGAAGCGCATTCTGCGTGGCCGCCCTGAATACGCGAGCTACTGGACGTTGCCGCCTGGCTCGATGCGCCGCCGTGCCGCCGTGCGTATGTGGCGCCGGCTCGATCTCAAATGGATGCGTTGCGTCAATGATGCCATCGAATCCGCTGGGGGGCTGCGATGACGACGCGCTTCTCGACCATCGCGAAGGACTGGGAGCTTACCGACACAGAGCGGGAGTTCCTAAGCAATGTGATCATCCAATTGCGAAAGAGCGAGGCGATCGGAGTCGGGAAGACAGGCCGTATCAGTTTTGAGCAGGCAATCGATGCTGTGTGCAGGGCCGCGTACGAAGCTGAGGTGCAATACAAGCGCACATTTTACCACGGGCACCTGAGGCAGCAGGAGTGCCTCGATCGAGCGCACGGCTTCATGACCGGGGTCATGATCGAATTCAGCCGCATTGAACCGATCATGCGGCGCTATGCCGACAAGAAGAAGAACGGGGTCCTTTAGATGCGAAGGGGCTGGCGCAAATTCTCGACTGCGGAGCTGATCTCAGCCGCCTATTTGGCGGGGCAGGGGAAGTCTGGCGATGAGATCGCCAGCGTGCTTCGGATATCGCTCCAAAACGCCTATGCGCTTCTCCACCGCTACGGGATCAGTCTCGTCCATAAGCAGGGCGGCCAAGGATGCGTCGGCCCCCTCGTCCTCAATGACGACGAGATCGAAGCGAGCATTCGCCTTCCTGTGGAAATGGGGTTGCCTCCAGAGCGTGCGCTTTCCTTGGCGGTTGGCGGCCTTCTCAAAGACGATTTGACCTTCAAACGCATCGTCGCGAACGAATTACGGAGCCGCAAATGAACGCGCGCGCCAATCTACCGATGCCGCGAGCGACGGTCGAGCAGATCGTCGAAAGCCGGGACGAAGCCCTGACGCTTTATGAGCGCGCCTATGCCGCGATCGCCGCAGCAGATGAAGCGATCCAGGCTGCCCATGAAATGGCGCGGCGCGCAGCGCCGATCGAGAGGAACAACTACACCTATGACAGGATCGACGAGATCAGCCGCTTTTACGCCGCCGTGAGGCTGCCGAAGCGCGACGAGTTTCTGCGCGTGGCGCGCCAGCTGACCGATCTACAGTGCTGGGGCTACATCGTGAAGATGACGGATCTCGAACGCCTGATGGACGTCCAGGCGAAGGAGCAGCTCCGGAACCAGCTGCGCTATGTGCCGGACCGCGTTGACCGGTCGGGCCAGCTCATCACCGATGACGAGGCGGCGAAGGGGATGCCGCCAATCACGGTGGAGAACATCTATGCGACGCTCGAAGCCTTCCGCATGGACGCGGACACGATCTTCCGCCGGGGGATTGCGAACGCCTTTGCGTCCCTCGATCGGCGCTTCAAGAGCCACGACGGCTTCAAGGTGGGCTCGCGCATTATCGTCACTCGCATGTTCAACGAATACGGCCGCCTGGAATGGGGGAGCGTCCGTGACACGCTGATCGACGTCGAGCGCGTCTTCGCTATCCTCGACGGGCACCACGAGGCGACCTTTCAAAGCACGCTGAACATGCTCGAAGCCGAGCGCGGGATGGGACATGCGCGCCAGACTTTGAACGAGAACGACTACTTTCGGGTACGCGGCTTCAAGAATGGCAATGCGCACCTTTGGTTCAAACGCGACGACCTCGTTCGCAAGGTCAATAAGCTGCTTGCTGAATTCTACGGCGAGGTCATCGCGGACGGCGGGCAGACCGAAGAAGACGTTTTCTCGAATCGCAAGACCACCCCGGCCAAGCGCTTCGGCTTCTTCCCCACGCCGGACGCCGCCGCAAAGGAGCTGTTCCGGAATATCTGGGTGCTGAGGTCGGCCGACCAGCCGCGCTTGCGCGTGCTGGAGCCATCGGCCGGCACGGGCAACCTGGCCCGCCGGTGCATCTCGAAGCTGTCCGACATTGAGCCTTGGCGCCGGGAGGAATATGCGCGCTCCTATCGGTTCGACAATGCGGTCGACTGCATAGAGGTCCAGCCCGACCTTGCCGCGCGCCTCGAAGCCGAAGGCATCTACAACCGAGTCATATGCACGGACTTCCTTTCGCTGAAGCCCAGCTCCTTCGAGCCCTATGACATGGTGGTGATGAACCCGCCCTTCGACATGGAGCGGGATATCGACCATGTGACCCACGCCCTCGAATTCCTGAAGCCCGGCGGACAACTCTTCGCAATTATGTCGGCAGGCACGGAGTTCCGTGAGACACGCAAGGCTGTCGCGTTGCGCGCGCGTGTGGAGCGGCATGGCGGCTCGTTCCGCGATCTTCCGCCGGGCTCATTCAGAGAGAGCGGGACGAACGTCAACACGGTGGTGCTGACGATGCAGAGGGCGAACTCATGAGCGACGCCGATTTTGAGGCATGGATCGAAGAAGCGCGTCGCGTTCCGATCGAGAACGTGGCTGAGGCGCTCGGCATACGCATGCCGGCGCGGGGAGAGTATTCCGGCCCATGCATATTGGGCTGCTGTACGACCGACGGCTTCTCGATCAATCCGAAGAAGGGCGTCTTTCTTTGCCGCAAGTCTGGGGCTGCTGGAGACGGGATCTCCATGGTCCAGCATGTGCGCGAGTGCGACTTCGTCTCGGCCTGCGAGTACATAAACGAAACGCCTCCCCCACGCGGCGAAACCAGAGTTCGGGAGCGCGACCCGGAAATCGAGCGCGAGCGCCGCGAAGAAAAGCGCGACGCCGAGATCGAACGCCAGCGCGAGGAGGCGAAAGCCGAAGACAACGCGCGCGCTAAGGCGGCGCGCCTCTTTGAGCAAGGCGTCCCGATCGCAGGAACGCAAGCCGAGGACTATCTCGAGAGCCGCGGCATCCTCTTGCACACGTTCGACCCCTCTGATCTCCGCTTCATCCGCGACCTCTCGTATGTCGGCTATGCCGATGCGGACGCGCAGGAGGCCGTAGAACTCGGCCGCTTCCACTGCATGGTGGCGGCCATGCGCGACGCGCAGGGGCGCATCCAGGGTCTCCACAGGACGTATCTTGACCCGCACGGCGCGAAGAAGCTGCAGCCCCCTGGAGACCGCAAGCGCAACAAGGCGAAGAAGGGAATGTCCAAGATGGGCGGCGGCCTGATCATGCTGCAGCCGCCATCTGACCTCCTCGCCGTAGGGGAAGGCATAGAGACCTCTTTGGCATGGCTCGCCATGGCCCGCATCGGCGGCTTCGGGGACGAGCTCGCACACGCTGGCGTCGCGGCGGCTTATTCGCTCGGAAATCTCTGCGGGTTATCGACCGGCTCAATTCCGCACCCTCACCCCCCACGCGGGCGCCCGAACGCGACCATCCCCAACGGGGATCCGGACATGGAAAGCGGCGCGATGTGGATCCCCGCAGGTGTGAAGCAGCTGATCCTCCTCGGAGACGGCGATCTTGATCCCGACGGCGAATACAAGCGCGAGACGGTCGCAAAATTGAAGACCGGGCTGGCGCGGTTTCAGCGGCTCGGCTTCGAGACGATTGTGCACATGGCCCCGAAGGATGACGACTGGGCTGATGTTTTGATCGCCAAGTGGCTGAAGATGCGGGAGGCGGCATGAGCGACACGGACGTTCAACGCGGCGAGCGCGCTGCATTGCGATGGGCGGCAAAGGAGGCGCGACAGGCGGCGGACGCCATCGCCGGAAAGAGCGAGGGCAAGGCGGCGAGAGGCGCTGTGGCGGCGTTGTTGGCGCTCGCTGATGCGATTGATCCGGGCGTTGGCAAGGACGCTCCCAGGCCAGAATCGCCGCCACCAGCGCCACCCTTAGCGCCGTCGCCGACGTCATCGCCGCCCGCCCCGCGCCCGGAAGCAAAGTTGCTCGGCTATACGGGCGACGAATGCTCGGAATGCGGCTCGATGCGGATGGTGCGCAACGGCATGTGCCTCAAATGCGAAAATTGCGGCGCTACGACCGGATGTTCTTGAGACGGGGGTGATCAGTGAACGAGCGGGAATTCGAAATCGCAATTTCAGAGCTAGCAGCGCGTGTGCGCGACCGAGAGGAAATGGTCGCCGCGCTGCAGATGGCGAACAGTCGTCTCTTAGAGCGGGCGAGGAAGGCAGAAGTGCTTCTCGCGCAGCGCATCATGACCGCAAAGAGCGTGCGCGAAGTCTTGCAGCCGTTCGCGCGGGTCGCTGTCGGTATGCCGCACGTGAAAGACCCTGGAATGCCGGTGAATGTGACGATCCTGTTCGAGCATTTTTTGAAAGCGCGGGATTTCCTCGTGGAAGCGGATTGAGGGCCGGGATGAAGCGCTTTACGGCCATTGATCCTTTCTGTGGAGCTGGCGGCGCGTGCTTGAAATGCACCGTCTGCGGGTCGACCACGGGGTGCTCATGATTGGGCTGAAGGGGGCGTCATGAGCAAGATTTTCAAAAAGGAAACAGAACTGTGCGCAGCCTTTCTCGGTGAGGTCGCGAAGCTCGACAGGGATTGGATCGCTTACCCGGAGACGGAGGGGTTCGACATAGTCTTGGTCAGGAAATGCGACCAAGTTCAAATCGGGATCGAAGCCAAACTCGCTTTGAATGCTAAAGTTCTCCTGCCATCTCTTGATGGCGCGCGCGGATGGAGCATGGGCGTGGTTGGTCCCGACTATCGCGCCGTGCTTGTCCCCTCTGATGCTGCTGGGCATGAAATCGGGGCACTTTGCTGCGCGCTGGGGATCACTGTCATCCGTTGCCATAGCCCTACCGCCCAAAAAGAAGAATGGCGTCGGGGCGTTTGGCGCCCGGCGTTTTCTCCGGATCTTCCAGATGAGGTGCGAGGGTGGGATGTAGGCAAAACATGGCACCAGTGGTGCCCAGATCGGCGCCTAAAGCTTCCAGATTATGTCCCTGATGTCACCGCTGGCGCGTCTTCGCCGCTGGCGCTTACGGAGTGGAAGATCAAGGCGATCAAGCTTGCAATCTTGCTTGAAGACCGCCCGGTAACGCGGTCTGACTTCAAGGCGCTTCAGCTTTCCCCGACACGTTGGACCGATCCTTTCACGGGTTGGCTTGTAAAGGCGGAGAACGGCTACATCGCAGGACCGAACCTTCCAAATTTTCAGCAAATGCACCCGACGGCTTACCCGCAGATCAAGGCGGACAAGGACAAATGGGCGCCGTCGCTGCGTCCCAAAGCCGGGTCATTGATATGAGCCGCCCTCTCGTTCTGGACCTTTTCAGCGGCGCCTGTGGCGGGTGGTCTCTCGGCATGCACCGCGCTGGCTTTCGCACGGTCGCCGCTTGCGAGTCTGATCCATGGCGCCGTGCTGTTTTTTCTCACAATTTCCCAGACGTTCGGATGTACGACGATGTCAGAAGCCTCTCTGCAAGCCGAATTGTTTCCGACCTTGGGTTCTTGCCAGACGTCATCGTCGGAAGCCCGCCATGCCAGGACGCCAGTCTTGCAAACTCAAAAGGCAAGGGCGTCGAAGGGGAAAGGACAGGCCTCTTCCGCGATGCCTTACGGCTCGTCGCCGAATGCCGTCCTCGTTGGTGCGCTTTTGAAAACAGCCCTGGCCTCAGAACTCGCGGGGCGGACTGGGTCATCGGCGAGCTGGAGAGAATGGGCTACGCCGTCTGGCCGTGCGTGGTCGGTGCTGACGATATTGGAGCGCCCCACAAGCGCGATCGGGTCTGGTTCATTGCTGCCGACACCGCGCAAATCGGACGGGGAGCGGGGTGGACGCGGCGATCTGATCGCCGCGTTGAGAGGCAGGCCGATGAAACATGGCGGCAGGCAGCTTCTCCCGACTGCCTGCAAGCAATCTCAGTCCTCCGGACTGAGATGGGAGGGCGGATCGGGTGCGCGCGAGAAGCTACGAACGATGATCGGAACGCCGCGCGCGAACAAATGGGGCGAACCGGACTCGCATGGGCGGACGATTGGGGTGACTGGCACGGCGGCATTGCTGGCCACATACGAGTGGATCATGGGCTACCCTCCAGGCTGGCTCGCGAATGCATCAGCGCCTACGGCGACGCAGTTCTTCCCCAAATCACGGAAGCGATCGGCCGATCGATCTGGCGCGTTGAAGCCGCCCTCTCAGCAGTGACGGACGCGGCATGATCGAGCGCCGGCGCTTTTACTTCAAGCACACGAAGGCGACACGGATTGTCGTCATCCAAATCCTCCCACCTCGAATTATCCGCCGCGCCCGCAAACGGGCGCGTGAGGCAAGAGCAAGAAAGGGGCGGGCGTCATGAGTAAGGCGAAGTTCGACCCACGCGCACCTCACATCATGTCTGTGATCGAACGTGTAGCGCGCGAATATCACGTCCCGGTCAGCGAGATATTGGGGCGCGCAAGAACCATTTTGATCATGAGAGCGCGCCGGGCGGCCATTAGGCAGGTGAAGAAGGAGCTGCCGGCGCTATCCTCGACGCAGATCTGGCGCATCTTCAACCGGGATCATACGACGATCCTTTATGCGCTGGGGCAATCTGCCTATGGGCGACAGATGGGGCACGGCAAATGAGCTACGCCCTCGACCCCGCCGACCTTGCCGATCTCCCACGACCAATGACCGGGGAGGAGTTCGACGCTTTCGCCGCGAAAATCCTCGCCCCTCCACCATACATTTCGAAGTTCAACGCGCGGACATGGGCGCAGCTCGAGGAGCCAGGACAATCGCACGAATGGCTGATTAAGGGCGTCCTGACACGGCGCGAGGTCGCGATGATGGCGGGGCCATCGGGATGCGGGAAATCGTTCCTGAGTCTCGACCTCGCCATGGCGGTTTGCCGCGGAGAGCGATGGTTCGGGCAGTGGGTGCGCAAGGGCGGCGTGATCTACCAAGCGGGGGAAGGCAAGCGCGGGCTATTTAAGCGGCTGAAAGCCTATCGCCGAGAGAACGGCATCGACCTTTCGGCGCCGCTCGACTTCGTCCTGATGCCAGCCGGGCTAAACCTCTATTCGAGCGAGGATCACACCACCGCCTTTATCGATGAGTGCAGGCACTTCGCGGCGACATTTGCCGCCCCCTTGGAGCTCGTCGTCATTGACACATTCGGCGCCGCGACGGCGGGCGCCGACGAAAACGCGTCCAGAGATATGGGGCCGGTCCTTGAACGCTGCGTCCGCATATCGGAAGCGCTTCAGGCGGTTGTTCTCCTGGTCCACCACATGAACGCTGGAGGAACCAAGGCGCGCGGCTGGACCGGTATCACCGCGAACATTGACTCCGTCCTCGGCGTCTCCCGCGTCATGACTGAGGGGAAGAACCAAGAGCCGGTGATGGATATCGACCGTCGCCAGATTCGAGAAATGACGCTCGTGAAGCAGAAGGATGGAGAGGACGGGAAGCGCTGGCGCTTCGTCCTTCCTGCGGTCGAGATCGGCAGGGACGAAGACGGAGACCCTATCACCAGCTGCGTTGTTCGGGCCCCGAACGAAGAAGGCGAGCCAGGCGAGACGGCGAAGCCGACCGACGCCGGCATTAAGCTGACCCCTCAATGCGAAGTGTTCCTGCGCGCGGTCTACCGGGCGCTTTCAGAGCAAGGCGAGGATGCGCCGAACGAGCTCAATCTTCCGGCCGGTGCGAAGGTCGTACGGTGGAAGACGCTCGGCGAGGTTTTCGCAGGCATGGCTTTCGACGGGGCGGATGAGGCAGACCCGAAGAAGCGCCAGGACAAGCTCTCCCAGGCGATGAAGCGGCACGGCGAGAAGCTGATGCAGCTACGGATCATCATGCGCGAGACGCCGTACATCTGGCTGACGGGCAAAAAGGTGCGCGGCTTCGCCAAGCGCGACGACACCGCAGAGGCGCGGCGTCGAGATGAAACGACGCAGGCGCCGGCACGAACGATGGAAGAAGTTCAAGGCGAGGATTTGCCGTTCTAACCGAGGAAGGAAGAGACCGTGGCAGAGAAATTCAGCTCCATCATGAACCGGACGCCAGACGCCGTGAAGGTGGTGGTGCTTTGGAGCGCAGTGAGTCTCGCTATCGGCGTGGCGATCGGCGCCTTTCTGGCAGCGAGGCCAGTCTGACAGAGCAATACGGGCTATCTTTCGAAAAATTTCAGAACGTGGCGGGCGGCAAAAATGGCGAAATCTCTAGAGGTTGATTGGCGGTGGCGCGGAATTTCTGACTCGCCAATGTCAGAAAATGCGGCGGCTTTGTCAGAGTAGAGGTGGTGGGATGACCTTTGACGACTGCTACAGCCCAGAGGAGTCGAGGCGCCTTCTTAGCCAGGGCACTGGGATTGCCGATCGGCAACATGAAGCTCACTGGGATCGAGAGCGCGTCAGATGGCGAATGCGGCGAGGAGCCTATGTGCTCTGCCGATCGACCTCTTCCCCGAAGCCGGGTGAGCGCCTCACCTTCTGGCCCGATTGGAACTTGCATAGAGACATGGACGCCTTTGAGCGGAATGCCCGGCAGGAGGGCTATTCGTCCAAGACTCGGCGCCCCGATAGGGTGCGCGAGTCCTTCACGCCTTCCGAGATTTCAGACGCTGAGGCCGCAGCGCAATGGCTTCAAGCCTACCTCTCGGCGGAAGCGCATGTTCGCCCCCGCAAGGCCCTGCAGCTCTATCTCTGGTGCGACATCAGGCGCCTATCGATGCGCGACTTCTGCGAGCGAATCGGGCTCCGCAAGAGCGCGGCCTACGAGCTCACGAACAAAGGTCTCGACATCATCCTTTCTGGGGTGATCGGCGATGGCCTGCTGCCGTGACCTCGCGCCGCAGGCGCGCGGACGCTGGAAAGATATGAAGACATTCAACTAGGCGCTTACTGGGCGCGCTTGCAGATCACATAAAATCGAGACCCCACAACTGGATTGCCGGGACCGGACAAAACCGGCATTTCTCACGCCCGAGGTAGACATCGAGTTTTGCCTCGCAAGAGACGAAGCGCCGCCCGCGAGGGTGTGCGCCGAGGCGGGGATAGGATGGCGTATCGCCCTGCGAAATTCGACCGCGCGCGCCACGCGCGGGCGACGTCTCGCCGGAGCGGCCAAAGCCGCCGCCCCGACCCGTAAAAGCCAAGACGTATTTCACATCGTGCTTTGTGGAATACCGAGGCGTTTGCGGAACCCAGCTGAGGCTTGCAGCTCGGTAAGGATGATCTCGACGTAGCGCGGGACGGGGGTATGGCCCGATTCCCATCGGTAGGCGACGCTGACGTGGACGCCTAACAGACGCGCCAGCGCCGGGTTGTTGAGACCCAGTGCGTCGCGAGCGGCAGTGAATTCGGCTTGGGTCACTGAGCGTTGCACCACTCGACGAATTCGCGCTTGCGCTCGTCGCTGGGCCAATGGCCACGTTGGGGGTTGGCGATCCAGATATCCCCTTGCTCGCCGATTTCGACCTCCGAGGCGTTGCACCACTCGGTGACAAGGTTTTCCAGCATGCCGCCGTCTGCTTCGACGTTGGTTTTGATCGCGAGGATAGCTTCGTTCACGGTCGTCATCTGATCTCTCCTTTTTCTTGGCGGGTGAGTAAGGGAGGGGCTTAGCGCCCCTCCTTCTCCATCTCTTCGCCCGCCTTGTCGAGGATCTCGGTGATCAGGTCCAGGGCAAGGGCGGCAAGGTCAACATTCGCTTCCATTTTCTCTCTCCGTCTTTCCGAGGAGCCCTGCGCTCTCTCGATGATTTATATTCGCATAATGCGAAGATCGGCGCAAGAGAAAAATTCGCATAATGCGAAAAAAACCGAGGCGCCAGGTAACCCGCGGCGGTAATAGTGGCCGCACCCCGATTCACACTGGGAGACGAACCCCAAGATTGTTGGCGCGCGGTCTCAGTCGGGGGCGGGGCGCGTTGCGTCAGCGTAGCCAAGCTGTCTTGGCTATGGCCGCGTTAACGTTTCATGTCCGGCGGGTTCTTGCCGCGCCTTACCCGATCGACCCAGAAGTCGTCTTCGGGGCGATCCTCGCCGACGTGGATATCCTCCCTCTACAGGCGGAAGCGGCGTGGAATGAAAGCTTGCGTTTAGCCTCATGCCGGTCCTGAAAAATCCAAAGCACGAACTGTTCGCTCAAGAAGTCGCAAAAGGGGTGACTTTAGAGACAGCATACGCCCTCGCGGGATACGCCCCGTCGCGCAAAAACGCCCAGAGGCTGAGGTCAAATGAGGGCGTTTCGAGGCGAGTTGAGGAAATCCTGAGCCGGGCCGCTGAAAAAACAGGAGTTTCGATCGAGAAAGTCCTTTCTGAGCTAGCAAAGATTGGGTTCTCGGATATTCGCAAGGCCGTGAAGTGGCGGAGCAACCCATCTGCAGACCAAGATGCCCTCAGTTGCTCCTCTAGGAACCCCGCCTCGAACATAGTTGAGATCATCAGCAGCGATGAGATTGACGACGTGACGGCAGCCGCCATCGCTGAGATTAGCCAGAACGAGAAAGGCGGCTTGAAGATCAAGCTCCACGACAAGCGAGCCGCCCTGGTTGACCTCGGTCGCCACCTCGGCATGTTCAAAGAGAAGGTGGAAGTTACGGGGAAAGATGGCGGACCTATCGAAACCGAAAAGACTATCGTGATCCTTCCCGCGAATGGCAGAGATTAAAGCTCAGCCAGGACCCCAAGAAAGGTTCCTGAGTAGCAACGCGGATATCGCCATCTACGGGGGGGCGGCGGGCGGGGGAAAGTCCTACGCGCTGCTGTTGGAGGCGCTTCGCCATGTCGGCGTTCCCGGCTTTTCGGCGGTCATCTTCCGCCGCACGCTCGCTGACGTAAAGAAGCCGGGGTCGATCTGGGACACGAGCGTCGGAATCTACGGCTTGGTTGGCGCGCGCCCGCGCCTTGACACTCTGACGTGGTCGTTCCGGTCTGGGGCTAAAATTGCGTGTGGCCACTTAGAGCACGAAACCACCGTGCTGGATTGGCAAGGCGCGCAAGTGCCTCTGATCTGTTTCGACGAGCTGACCCATTTCAGCCGGGCCCAGTTCTTCTACATGCTCTCGCGCAGCCGCTCGACATGCGGGGTGCGTCCTTACATCCGCGCCACCACGAACCCAGACGCTGACTCATGGGTGGCGGAGCTGCTGGCATGGTGGATCGACCAGGATAGCGGCCTGCCCATCCCGGAGCGGGCTGGCGCCGTCCGGTGGTTTACTCGAGTGGGCGACATCCTGCAGTGGGCGGATTCCGCCGAGGAGCTGCGGAACAGGTTCGAGGGTTGCGAGCCCAAGTCGCTGACGTTCATCCCGTCGAGGCTGGAGGACAACGCGATCCTAATGGCCGCCGACCCCGGCTATCGCGCCAACCTGCTCGCGATGCCGCGGGTGGAGCGCGAGCGGTTGCTGGGGGGGAACTGGAAGGTGCGCCCAACCGCTGGGCTCTACTTCCGGCGCCACTGGGTGCGCGTCGTAGACACCATCCCGGCAGGCACCCGTTTCGTGCGAGGCTGGGATTTAGCGGCGACGCGCAAGACCGACGATAACGACCCAGACTGGACGTGCGGCACCAAGATCGGACAAGCGCCAGACGGGACATTCATCGTGGCGGATCATCGACGCATGCGCGAAGGGCCGCTCGAGGTCCAGAGAGCTGTCAGGAACACAGCGGAGCAGGATGGCCCCGCCGTGGTTGTGCATCTCCCGCAGGATCCTGGCCAGGCTGGCAAGGATCAGGTCGTTACTTACACCAAGTCTCTCGTCGGCTTTAACGTTCGCTTCCGCCCGGTGACTGGCGATAAGGGAACCCGCTTCGGAGGGTTCTCCGCGCAGGCGGAGGCCGGCAACGTGGCGGTGCTCCGCGGTCCATGGAACGAGGACTGGTTTACTGCGCTGGAGGGTTTCCCTGACGCAGCCCATGATGACGACGCTGACTCCACTTCGGAGGCGTTCAATGCCCTGGTTGCGAAGCGCGCTCCTTTGGTTATTTCGCCGGACGCCATGCGCCGCGTCGGAGCCGTCAGGTGAAGAGGAAATGATGAGCGCCGATCTGCACTACAAGAACGCCCTGGCGTCCATCGCCCAAGTCCAAACCCATTCGGAATACCTGCTGCAGCTGGTGAATTGGCTGCGGGGGAACGGAGAGCTGCAAATGGCCCAACAGATCATCGAAGAATTCACCGCCGCTTTCGCGCGGCTCACCGCCGCTTATGACACCGAGAAGCACATCGCTGATGGCGCTGCGGCGTCGCAGGATCAGGTGACCGCAGCGCGCAGCCAGCTTGTCGACGCCCAAAACCAGCTCGCCGCGGCGCAGGAAGCTCTTGTGAATGAGCAGAACAAGAACGCCGAGCTCGAGAAGGCGCTCAATGACGCCATCGCGGCGGTCAACTCGCGCGCCCCGGCGCCGTGACTGACGCGGCCGCGGTCCTAATCGCAGTGTATAGCGTCGTCGCAGCGCTCGTCATCACGGCTGCTTTCTGGTGAGCGAACCTCGTCGCCGAAAGGTGCCCCCCGGCAAGCCGCGTAAGGCTGTGAGGATCACTGCAGACAGCAAAATGGCGCTTGCCATCCACGAGCGCCAGAAGGCCGTGCGGCAGACGCCTGTCGCCGACATTTTCAAGCCGGCGGAGCATCCTCCCGGCGTCGCGCCAGAAGGGCGCGGGATGGCGTTGGACGCTGCGGCCACATACGGGGATTGGGCGGGCCAATGGCTCGCCTCCGCGATCTCCGAGGGGCAAGGGTTCATTGGCTATCCATACCTTGCCGAACTCGCCCAGCGCCCCGAATACCGCCGCGCCGTCGAAATTATCGCCTGGGAGATGACCCGCAAGTGGATCAAGTTCACTGCGACGGGAGACGACGACAAGTCGGACAAGATCAAAGATCTCGAGGCAGAGTTCGATCGCCTCAAGGTCAAGAGGGCGTTCCGGCGCGCTGCGGAAGTAGACGGGTTCTTTGGCCGGGCGCACATCTTTCCCGACTTTGGCCACCCAACATCTGACCTGGGTAAGCCAGTTGGCGACGGCACGGAGCGCGGCAGTAAGGCGAAGATCGCCACTGGCTCTTTGAAGAGCCTGCGCGTCATCGAGGCGATGTGGGCTTACCCAATGGCCTACAACGCAAGCGATCCGCTCTTGCCAGACTGGTACGCGCCCCATACGTGGGGGATCATGGGGAGGGATGTCCACGCGACTCGCCTATTGACGTTCGTCGGGCGCCCGGTGCCGGACATCTTGAAGCCCGCGTATTCCTTCGGCGGCTTGGCGCTGACCCAGATGATGAAGCCGTATGTCGATATCTGGCTTCAGACCAGACAGTCGGTCGCGGATCTCATCAAAGCGTTCTCGACAATGGTCCTGCAGACCAACATGGCCGGGACGACGGGCGCGGTTGACCAGGGGCTGTTCGATCGCGTCGCGTTTTTCAACCAGTTCCGCTCCAATGAATCGACCATGGTGATCGATAAGGAGACGGAAGACCTCAAGAACGTCGCGGCGCCGCTTAGCGGCCTGGACGCGCTCCAGGCGCAGTCTCAGGAGCATCTGTGCGCGATTACCGGCATCCCGCTGGTAAAGTACACCGGCATCTCCCCGGCCGGCCTCAACGCCTCGTCGGAAGGCGAGTTGCGCGTCTTCTACGACGGCATCTATGCCGCCCAGATCAATCTCTTCGAGGAGCCCTTGCAGCGGCTCCTCCGCTTCGTCCAGCTCTCGCTTTTCGGCGAAGTTGACCCGGAGATAGGCTTCGACTTTATTCCCCTCTGGGAAATGTCGGAGAAGGAAAAGGCGGAAATCCGCAAAGCCAACGCCGAGACGGGGCAAATCCTCGTGGATGGCGGCGCGCTTAGCCCCGAGGAAGAGCGGTGCCGCGTCATTGACGACGAGGACTCGCCCTATGCCGGGCTGGATCCAGATGAAATGCCGCTGCCGGAGGAGCAGGAAGGCGTTCTGAGCGTCAAAGGCCACCCGACGCGTCCCGATGAGGAAGGCGATGGCGAGCTAGGCCATCTTGCCTGGCAGGAGGGCGTGCGGCGTGGTGAAGTTCAGTCTGGAGGAAATCCTCGGCTATCTGCCGGTAACGGCGCAGGACGCGCTGAAGCCGAAGAAGCGAGGAGAGCCTAAGTCGGATGGCGTCGAGGATCAGGCGCCGGAAGGACCGGACGGAAAAGACGCTTCGCCCCGTTCACCCAAATGCGGGGATCGCAGCGGCTTACCAGAGGAAGCTTGACGCGCTCATCGACGAGCTCCACGCCTCGATCATGTGGTGGCTGAGGGCCGAATACCGCGCCAACCCGCCAAAGACCCTGGCGCAAGATGAATCCTCTGCGGAAGCGATGCGCAAAGCGATTCGCAAGCTGACAAAGCGCTGGTTGGCGAAGTTCGATGAGGCGGCGGAAAAGCTCGCCGCCTATTTCGCGCAATCGGTTAGCGCGCGGTCCGACGCGGCGTTGAAGAAAATCCTGAAGGACGGCGGCATCTCCGTAGAGTGGAAGATGACCGCCGCGCAGCGCGAGGTGCTCTCCGCGACGGTTCAGGAAAACGTCGCGCTGATCAAGAGCATCCCGCAGCGTTATCTCGAGCAAGTCGAAGGCGTCGTGATGCGCAGCGTCCAGACGGGACGCGACCTCAAGCAGCTGACAGACGATTTGCAAAAGCAGTTCGGGGTAACCAAGCGCCGGGCTGCCTTTATCGCGCGCGACCAGAACAACAAAGCGACAGCGGCGCTTAACCGGGCGCGTCAGCTAGAGATCGGCGTAGAAGAGGCGATCTGGGTTCACTCGCACGCCGGGAAGCATCCGCGCCCGTCGCATGTCAAGGCCGGGCGCGACAAGGTTCGATATCGAGTTGACGAAGGTTGGCTCGATCCCGCGATCAACAAGCGGATATGGCCGGGAACGGAGATCAAATGCCGCTGCGTCGGAAAGCCAGTTATTCGCGGATTTTCTTGAGATATCAGCCGCAGGCTGAGGTTCAAAAGGGTCGCCCTTGCCGGCGGCCCTTTTTCTATGGGCAGCATCTTCCCTCTCTCGAGATGACCCACTTCGGCCATCGCTTCCCAACCGGACTTCTGCGACCGCTCGATTCAACTTCTCGTCAAGGAAATCAGCCATGTTGAAGAAACTGCTTATCACGGCGGCCGTATTGATTGCGGGCGCTGCTTACGCCCAAACGACGACGCTGGATCAGGTCCCTGTCCCCTTGTCGTCAACGACGAACTCAGAGCTTCTCACCCAGAGCATCTCGGTCAGCGGCGGCACGCTCTATGCCACCACTCTGAAGCAGGGCGGCGCTGGCGGCGCTCCGGTTGCTGTCGCCCAGACGTTCGTTCCCACCGCTACTGGGGGCACGACGCGCAATCTACCGCTGACCGCTGCAAAGTCGGACGCAGGCGTGGCCCTGACGGCCACCGCAACATCTGGCGCCGTGGGCGTCACGCGCACCGCTGGCACGGGTCTAACGCTGGACGGCGAGGCCACTTCCGGCAACGCGAAGACCGACAAGGCTGTGTGGGAGTTCAACCTCCCTGACAGCTACGTCGCGGGCCAGAACATCGCGGTCATGGTCAACTGCAATTACAGCGGCGCTGGCACGGTTACGGGCGCCAGCACCACGATGGCTGTCGCCGCCTACACCGAGTCGCAGGCCGGCGCGGAAGCCGCGCTGACCGTCTCCGCCGCCCAACAGATGGCGGCGACGGCGGGTAACCTCGTCTTCACGATCACCGGAACGGGACTGGTTCCGGGTCAGCGTGTCGCGCTTGAGTTGGTCATGCTCGTGACTTCGTCCAGCGGCGCCAACACCGGCCACATCAATAGCGTCTCCTACGGCGGCTGATAGGCCACAAATGCCTCTCCAGAAGGGCCCCAACGCTGCCGCGTTCTCTCATAACGTGGCAGCGGAAATGCGCGCGGGAAAGCCGCAGCGCCAGGCGGTCGCCATTGCCTACAAGCAGGCTGGCGAAGACGAAGAGCCGATTGTCGCAGCGGGCATTCTCTTCATCACGCCTGACGGCAAGGTTTTACTTCTTCGCCGCAGCTCCAAGGAAGAAAATTTTGCAGGCCATTGGGCGATCCCCGGCGGCAAGGGCGAGCCGGGAGAAACGCCGGAGGAGGCCGCAGATCGTGAGGCAACCGAAGAAATCGGGAGCCATCCTCCTGGCCGCAAAATCCTCTTTGATCGGCGCACAACGCCCAACGGCTTCGCCTATTCGACCTATGTTAAGCGCGTAGATAGTGCGTTCGATCCGAAACTGAACGACGAGCACGACGGCCATCAGTGGGCAAGCCTTGATGACCTCCCGCATCCGCTACATCCTGCGGTGCAGGACAACCTCCGCCGGCTTAAGGAAGTTGCGACAAAACGCGCTGAAGATGAGAAGGGCTGCGACTTTTTTGATCGCCTGACGACGGCGCTATTCATGGCGCGGTCCGCCGCCGCCGATTCCATTGCCTTCGACAAGGCCAGCGTTCGCACGGTTGACGAAAACGGCCACATGCGCGTTGAGCGCTCGCCAATCTCGCGCGCGGTCGTCTCCCCCTATTACGGGCGGGAAATTCCAGAATGGAAAAAGCTCGGGCTTGATCCAGACCGTGTTTACAACCTCTACCGCGACGCCGATGAGCTGAAGAAAGCCGCGCCGACGTTCGCCGGCAAGCCCCTGCTCCTGCGCCACACCCCGTCCGTCGCCGAAGATCACCCGCGCCAGACGACGGTTGGGTCTGTGGGCGATGATGTCGAGTTCGAGGGCGATACGCTCTTTGCCCCGCTCAACATCTGGGATCAGGAAGCGATCGACGCCATCGAAAACGAGACGCTTCGCGATCTCTCCTGCGGCTACCTCTACGACTGCGACATGACCCCCGGCGTAGCGCCAGACGGCACGCCTTATGACGGCCGCATGATCAACATCCGCGGCAACCATCTCGCTCAAGTCGAAGAAGGACGAGTCCCCGGCGCATATGTGGCTGACGCTGCGCCCGGTTTCAAAACTCAGCCGGAGAAAAATGGAATGAAGAAACCGCTCTCTCTGAAGGCGGCTCAGACGCAGGGAGCGGTTTTCGCTTATCTGCGTCCGCTGCTTGCCGCGGACGCGAAGATCGACCTCACGCCGATCTTCGCGGGCGTCACCTCGAAGAATTTCGAGAGCCGCACCGGCAAGATGCTGCACGACATCAAGAAGGCTGTGGCTGGCAAGCTCGCCGCCGACGCCGTTTACGACAACGAGGGGCTCAAAGAGCTGCTCGGCGCCGTTGGCGCGCACAAAGCGGAAGACGAGGAAGAGGGCGTGCGCCCGAACCTGTCAGAGCGGCGTGAAGGACCGGACGACACCGACGCGGTCGACGACGATCCGTTCGCCAAGATCAATGCTTTGCTCAAAGGCAAGCTCTCCGACGAGGAGATGGCTGCGTTGGGTGAGCTGCTGAAGCAGATCGGCGCCGCTACAGAGCATCATGAGCGCTCTGAGATGGCGGGCCAGGATGAAGACCGCGAGGACCAAGGCGCCATGCGGCGCGAGGGGGGCCGCGCGGACGACGAAAACGAGGAAGACAAGCTCATGAACAAAGCGGCCATGGACGCCGCCATCAACAAGGCCGTTTCGGCCCGCGTCGCCCGAGAGATCGGCAACGCCGTTGCGGTGGCGACGAAGAAACTTCAGGACAATTTCTCCGCCATCCGCGACGCCGAGCGCGAAGTCGAGCCCTATGTGGGCAAGCTCGCCATGAGCTTCGACAGCGCCGAGAACGTGCGGCGCGCGGCGCTCGACGTTCTCGGCGTTGATCATGCCGGCGTCCATCCGTCCGCCCTCTCCGCCATTCTCAAAGCGCAGCCGCTCCCTGGCCACCAGCCCGCCCCGTCGCGCGGCTCGGCGAAGGGCTACGCCAGCGCCGATGCGGAGCTCACCAAAATCCTCGGCGGCCTTGAGCCGGTCCGCGTTCTCTAAGGAGATCTGAACAATGACTGGCTTTCAGTCCACGATGTACAACCAGCCCGCCATCGGCATCGAAGGCGACTGGGCTTCCCACAATCCGCGATATTCGATGCTGGCCGGCGTCGGCGCTCTCATCGCTGGCGCAGCTGGCGTCACGGTCGGCCGCTTCGCCTGGGCGGCGGCGGATGGCATCGTCTCCAACAGCGGCGGCCAGGGCCGCATCGGCTTCGTCCAGAAAGACCAGCCGGCGCTGATCACGGAGTTTCTCGGCCAGTCCAGCATGGTCGTGCCGACTGGCTACGAGGTGACGCTGTATACCGACGCCGACGTGCTGGCGCGGTTCGCGTCCGGCGCTGCGGTTGGCCAGAAGGTCTACGCCAACTACGCGGATGGCACCTGCTATGCCGCCGCCACCGGCACGCCACCGGCTGGCGGTTCCTGCACCGGCACCATTGCCGCGGGCACGGCCTCCGTCACGGGCTCCATCGCCTCAGCCACGCCGTTCAATACGGATACGGCCGGCGGCGTTCTCACCGTCACCGCCGTGGGCTCCGGCACGCTGTATCCCGGGTCCGCCATCTCCGGTTCGGGCGTTGTTTCCGGCACCACCATCGTTCGCCAGCTGTCGGGCACGGCGGGCGGCGTCGGGACCTACGAGGTGTCGATCAACCAGACGGTGGCGTCCACCACCATCTCCGCCACCTACGGCCTGTTCACGGCGTCGAGCGCCATGTCTGGCACGTTCGGCGTCGGCCAGATCCTGTCGGGAACCGGCGGTGGCGGCGTCGCCGCAGGCACGCAGATCACCGCTCTGGGCACCGGCACGGGCGGCCTCGGGACCTACATCGTCAATCTCACGCAGACGGTCACGTCGTCCACGATCACCAGCGTGTCGGCGGTCGAGACGAACTGGTACGTCGACTCTTACGCAGGCGCGGGCGAACTCGCGCGCATCAGCACGCACGGCTAACGCGCGGTTTGACACGTCCTCTCGCTGGTAGCGGGGGGAGTTTTACGATGATGCACATTGCGCAGCCCTGATTAATCGGCGCGCATTTCCTCCCCCTCCCGAACCATCAAAAGGACGCGAAAACACCCCGGCTTTTGGCCAGGGTGTTTTCGCGCGCGTGGCGCTCCATGAAACCTGAACAACTCAAGGTGCTCGCGAATCGCGGCATCATCGTTCCTGACTACGCAGAAATGCTGCCGGAGAATTGGCAAGGAAATCCGGAGGTCGCGATGGACGCGGCGCCGGTCACTGTCACCGCCCAGAACGCGGGCATCCCGTCCTATCTCGCCAACCTCCTCGATCCAAAGCGCATCCGCGTCCTCGTCACTCCGATGAAGGCGGCGCAGGTGTGCGGCGAAGGATCGAAGGGCGAGGTCAAAAAGGGCGACTGGACGACCCTCACCACGCAGTTCCCCGTCGTGGAGTCGACCGGCGAAGTGTCGTCTTATGGCGATTACAACAACAACGGTTTTGCCGGCTCCAACTACAACTGGGTGCCGCGGCAGAGCTACCACTTCCAGACCATCGTGGGCTACGGCGACCGCGAGACCGAGATTTTCGGCCTTGCCGCCATGAACTACGTCGCGGATAAGAACTATTCCGCCGACCTCATCATGGCGAAGTTCATGAACCAGACGTATCTGTATGGCGTCGCCGGCCTGCAGAACTATGGCATGCTCAACGATCCGAGCCTGCCGGCCTACGTCACGCCGTCCACCAAGACCGCGGGCGGCACCACGTGGGCGGTCGCCACGGCGGTGGAGATCTTCAACGACTTCCTGGCGCTCTATGTGCAGCTGCAGACCCAGTTGGCCGGCATGCTGGACAGCGAGGCAAAAATGACGCTGGCGTTGTCGCCGGTCATTGAGCCTTATCTGGATCGCGTCACCAGCTACACGCTGGCGCCGGCCCGCAAAGCGATCATGGATGCGTTCAAGAATCTGCGCATCGTCACCGTGCCCGAATACAACACTGCGGCGGGCGAAGTCATCCAGCTCATTGCCGATGAAATCGACGGCGACCAGACGGCCTATTGCGCCTTCACCGAGAAGATGCGCGCCGGCCCGGTCATCCCCGAGCTCTCGGCGAAGCGCCAGAAGAAGACCGGCGGAACTTGGGGAGCGATCATCCGCCGCCCCATCGCCATCGCACAGGGGATCGGTTACTGATGGTCGAAATCGCAAACAAGGGGGCTGCGGCCCCCAACAATCCCGCCTCCAAGGCCACTCCCCCCTCGGGCGTCGCCACTGTCGTCGTCGGCTGCCGTCTGCTGCATGGCATCGGGTTGCAGCTGTTTCAATTGAGCGAGACCGACGACAAGCAGCCGATCCGCAAGCCTGTCGGCGAGAAGGTCTGGCTGAATGGCGCCAACAAGTCCGGCCTGATCAACGGCGTCGGCCTCACCGAGGTCGACGCCTCGTTCTGGGAAGCCTGGGTCAAGGACAACGCGGACTTCGCGCCGTTCAAGAACGGCCACATCTTCGTGCAGTCCACCAAAGAGCGGGCGCTGTCCGCTGCCGACGAGCGCAAGACGCTGAAGACCGGCGTCGAGCCGATTGACCCGAACAATCCCGGCGAGCGCTTGAAAACGGCCAAAATCGAGAAGATGACCGAGAAGGCCGCGTAAGATGGGAGCCGTCGCCTCATTCGTCTACAGTGACTGGGTGGCTCGCTACCCCGAGTTTTCGGGGGTCAGCAGTTCGCTCGCGCAGATGTATTTCAATGAGGCGGCGCTCGTCCTGCGCAACGACGGGACGAGCCCTGTCAACGACGTGGGGCAGCAGACCATGCTGCTCTACATGCTCACGGCGCACATCGCTTTCCTCAATCCCGGCGCCACCGGCCAGCCTGCCTCCACGGCCGGCTCAGTTGGCAGCATCTCGAGCGCCACGCAGGGCAGCGTCTCAGTGTCCTATGCCAAGCCAGCTGTCTCTGGCTCGGCGGAATGGTTCGCCCAGTCAAAGTATGGGTTCGCCTATTGGAATGCGATGGCGCCCTACCGGCAGATGCGATACGTGCCGGGGCCCCGCAAGACATTCGAGCCGCCTTACGGGCGGCCGGGATATGTGCCTAAGTGGTAAAGCTCTCGGGCGGCGACCGGTTGGAGCGCGCGCTCAAGGAAATGAGCGCAAAGCTCACCAACGCCGCGACAGTTGATGTCGGGTTTCTTGAGGACGCGACCTATCCAGATGGGACAAGCGTTCCGATGGTTGCCGCCATCCAGGAATTTGGAGCTCCATCGCGGAACATCCCCCCCCGGCCATTCTTCCGCGGCATGATCAATGACAAATCGCCGGAATGGCCAGAGGCCGTAGCCGAGTTGCTCAAAGACAACGACTTTGACGCGCGCAAGACGTTGGAGCTGACCGGCAGCGCGATCAAAGGGCAGTTGCAGGAAGCCATTACGGAGTTCGATGGCGTCCCGCTGTCCCCGAAGACGGTCGCGCGCAAGGGCTTCGACAAGCAGCTTGTGGACACCGGCCATCTGCTCAACAGCGTCGATTTTGCGGTGAAGTGACGTGAATCTCAACGCCATCGCGGGCGGCGTGGTAAGCGCCGTGCTCCCCCAAACGCCGCTCAGCATCCAGGTCAGCACTGGCTACACCACGACCAGCAGCGGCAAGCGCGTCTCGTCCTACGCTGCCCCCGTCACTGTCATGGGCAGCGTGCAAACGATGACCAGCGCCGACCTGATGCAATACGAGTCCATCAACGTCGAGCGCGTCACCACCAAGATTTTCATTAACGGTCAGGTGGACGGGCTTGTCCGCGCGACGCGCAAGGGTGGCGATCTCATCACGACCCCGGATGGCTCTGTGTGGCTGGTGACGAACGTCTTTGAAGACTGGCCGGACTGGTGCTGTGTCGGTGTGACCTTGCAGAACGGGGCTTGAGACAATGGGGTTTGCTCCGAGCGTCACCGAAGCCGACGTCCAGACGGCTCTGCGTTCATTCCTGCTGGCGATCCTGCCCGCAGGAGTTGAGGTGGTCGAGGGCCAGGACAATCGCGTCCCGGAGCCCCAACCCAGCGACTTCGTCGTGATGACGCCGATCCTGCGCAGTCGCATCGAGACGAACACGGACGAATGGGCGGACGTATCGTTCACCGGGTCTATTTCCGGGACGACGCTCACGGTCAGCGCCGTGGCGTTCGGCGCCCTCTCGATCGGCGCGACGCTCTACGGCGTCGGCATCGCGGCGGGCACACAGATCGTGGCCCTTGGGTCAGGAACGGGCGGCGCCGGGACTTACACTGTCAACCAATCTCAGAACGTCGCCAGCGAGAGGATGGCGTGTGGCGCGTGGAGCATCTCGCAGCCGACGAAGATCACCATCCAACTCGATGTGCACGGGCCCAGCAGCGCGGACAACGCGCAGACGATCTCGACGCTGTTTCGCGACGATTACGCCGTCCAAGCCTTCCACGCGACGGCGCCCGGCGTGACGCCGCTGTTTTGTGAAGACCCGAAACAGATCCCCTTCACCAACGCCGAGAACCAAGTCGAGTTTCGGTATGTGGTCGACGCCAATATCCAGGCGAACATCACCATCTCGCCGCCGCAGCAATACGCCGATCAGGTGAGCGTGACGACGATCGAAGTCGATACGACCTACCCTGCCTAAAGGATAACCATGAGCACGATTCCCGCGTCCCAAATCGTCAACGTCATTCCGAACGTTCTAAGCGCGGGCGGGAATGCGCTGGACATCGTCGGCGTGATGCTGACGACCAGCGACCGAGTGCCGATCGGCGCGGTCCTGCCGTTTACCAGCGCGCCGGCCGTGGCGGCTTATTTCGGGGCATCCTCGAATGAAGCCACCCAGGCCACTGTTTATTTCAACGGCTTCGACAACTCGTCGCAGAAGCCGGGGAAGATGTATGTCGCCCAATACCCGGCGGTCGCCGTTAGCGCCTATCTGCGCAGCGGCAACATCACTGCGGCGCTGACGCTAGCTCAGCTGCAGGCGCTCACGGGCACGCTCATCGTGTCCATCGACGGCTATGTGCGCACGGCCTCGGCCCTCGACTTGTCCAGCGCCACAAGCTTTTCCGCGGCGGCCACCCTTATTCAGACCGGGCTCAATGCCTCTATTCCGACCGCCGCGAGCGTGACGGGCGCCATCGCGGCTGGCTCCGCCAGCTTCACCGGTTCCATCGCCGGCACGGTGCTTACGGTCACGGGGGCTGTCACAGGCACCATCGCGCCGGGCGGCGTAATCTCGGGCACGGGGGTCACGGGCGGGACCACGATCACTTCTCAGTTGTCTGGCACGGCGGGCGGAGCGGGGACATACGGCGTCTCCGTTGCCCAGACCGTGGCTTCGACGACGATCTCTGAGACCTACGGAACCCTCACCGTCTCAGCGGTCGGCTCCGGCACCATCTCGGTCGGTCAGACGCTCTCTGGATCTGGCGTGACGGCCAGCACCGTTGTGACTGGCCTCGGCACCGGCACCGGCTTGACCGGCACTTATTACGTCAACCTGACGCAGACCGCGGCAAGCACCACGATCACAGCGAAAGGAACGCCAGTGGTCGTCACGTTCGACTCCGTGTCGGGGGCGTTCATCATCGCGTCGGGAATCACTGGCGCGGCGGCCACGGCTGGTTTCGCCACCGGAACGCTGGCGGCCACGCTGCTGATGACTTCGGCTACCGGCGCCGTGACGTCTCAGGGCTCCGCCCAGACCGACCCGAATACGTTCATGAACGGCGTGGCATCAGTCACTCAGGACTGGGCGACGTTCTGGCTTAACTTCGACCCGGATTATGGCTCGGGGAACGCGCAGAAGCTCGCCTTCGTCCAGTGGACGAACTCCACCAGTAATCGTTTCGCCTTCGTGTGTTGGGATACGGACGCGTCGCCGACCGTCAGCGTTCCAGCGACCGGGAGCCTCGGAGCGCTCATCGCTGCGAACAACTATTCTGGCACCATCCTCATCTGGGAGCCAAGCGAGCTGTACCACGCCGCCTTCGCCTGCGGCTGGGCGGCATCGATCGACTTCAGCGCCCACAATGGCCGCACCACGCTGGACTTCCGCGGCCAGACCGGCCTCGCCGCCGCCGTCACGGTGGAATCTGTGTGGTCGAATCTACTGGCGAATGGCTACAACTGCTATGGCGCCTTCGCGACAGCGAATGAGCAGTTTCTCTTCATGGACAACGGGTCGATCAGTGGCCCGTTCCTATGGGCGGACAGCTACATCAACCAGATTTGGCTGAACAACCAGCTGCAGTTGGCGCTCATGGTGCTGCTCACCAACACCAAGTCCATCCCCTTCAACCAGGCCGGCTACGCGCTGGTTCGAGCAGCGATCCAGGACCCGATCAATCAAGCGCTCGACTTCGGGGCTATTCGCGCGGGCGTGACGCTTTCCGCGCAGCAGGCCGCGGAAATCAACAACGCTGCGGGAGCGCAGGTGGCGCAATATGTCCAGGCCCAGGGTTGGTATCTCCAAATCGCCGACGCCAACCCGCAGGACCGCGCCGCGCGCAAACTGAAGACTCCCCTTCTTTGGTACACGGACGGGCAGAGTGTCCAACGCATCACCTTGACGAGCATCGAGGTCCAATAAAGCGATAAGGGCTTACTGACATGGCTTCGATCACTTCCGCTAACTCCGTCCTGATGCTGTCTGTCAGCTCACTCTATGTGGTGCCGCAGCAGATCCAGGGGTTCGCCGCCGACGACATCTTCGACCTCGACGCGCTTGAGGTGGCTGAGACGATGATGGGCGTCGATGGGAGGCTGTCCTCTGGTTACGTGAACGTCCCCGTCAAGTGGGGCATCAGCTTGATGGCCGACTCGCCCAGCAACGCGATCTTCGACAACTGGTACGTCAGCCAGAAGCAGCAGCAGGACGTGTATTTCGCGAATGGCTCGATCACGCTGCCGAGTCTGGGCGTCGTCTACACGCTCACCAAGGGGTCGCTGACTTCCTACCAGCCGGGACCGAATGCGAAGAAGGTCCTGCAGCCCCGCAAGCACGTGATCACCTGGGAGAGCATCTTGCCTTCCCTGGTGCCGGGGGTCTGATAAATGGCGCGCAAAGTAGCCAGGATCACCATCGCCGACGAGGGTCGCGACAAGGGCAAGGTCTTTGTCCTAACTGAGATGCCAGCCTCTCGGGCCGAGAAATGGGCGATGCGGGCGCTGCTAGTCATGTCTCGATCTGGCGTGGACATTCCCAACGACGCAGTGCAGTCGGGGATGCTTGGCGTCGCGGCGGCTGGCGTCCAGTCGCTAGCTCGCCTCCAATTCTTCGAGGCTGAAGAATTGATGGATGAGATGTTTGGCTGCATCACGATCCAGCCCGACCCAGAAATCCCGACGACAACGCGCCCATTGATCGAGGACGATATTGAAGAGGTTGCGACGCGTCTGAAACTGCGGTGGGAGGTGCTGCAGTTGCACGTAAATTTTTCTATGTCCGGTCTTTTGTCGAGACTGAGGCCGGCGACTTCGGCGGCGCAAGACTGATCGAGTATCGTAACGTGACCAGCGCGATCGGGCAGGTTCTGTCGACGCGCCTCGCGACGCTCCACGAGCTGGACACGGTCTACGGCGTAGAGGACGTCTACGATCTCCTCGAGGTGGCTTCCGTCGATGCCCATAACCAGAGCCAACTGAACAAAAGGGCGGCCAAGGAATGAACGTAGTCGACTCGCTGGTCGTCACGCTGGGGCTGGACGCCTCAGGGTTTGAGAAAGGCCAGAAGGAAGCGGATACCGCGCTCCAAAAGATGCGCGACGATGCAGCCAAGCATGGCAAGGAGATCGAGAAATCCGCCAAGGATAGCGGGGAGTCCTTTCGCACGCTGACGCGCGAGGTCGCGACCTTTGTTGCAACGCTTGCCTCCGCCAAGGGCATCTATGATTTTCTGAAAGGGCTGAACCAGGTCAATGCCGCCGTTGGGCGGCTTACGCAAAGCCTTAATGGGTCACCAGAGGCCATTTCGACGTTCGGCAATGCTGTTGAGCGTTTCGGAGGGAATGCGACCGAAGCCTCCGGCTCGCTCCAACGTCTACTAGATCAATTTAATGAGCTACGCACGACTGGTAACTCAGCAATTTTACCTTGGCTGGGGCAGATCCAATCCCGTGGCGGCATCAAAATTGACCCGACAAAGCCGCTCACAAAGCAGCTCTTTGCGCTCGCGGAAGACTTAAAAAGCATCGCGGCGAAAGATCCCGCGCTGGCGATGTTCCTTGGGCGAAAACTTGGATTGGATGACGCTTCAATCCGGCTGTTGATGCAAGGCGCTAAGGGGCTTGCCGATGCTCTCAAAGAGGCGCGCAAGCATGCCATCACCAAAGAACAAGCGGATGCGTCAATCGCCGTAGAGAAGGCGTGGACGGGCGCTTATCAGGCCATTCGCAGCGCTGGGCGAGAGATGCTAGTTGTTCTCGCCCCTGGATTAAGACTTCTCGCGCGGCTGGTCGAATGGCTCGCGGACGGGTGGCGGCATTTTTTCCGCTGGCTTGTGATGATCAAGCAGGAATGGAACGAGTGGACGAAGTCCGTTTGGGAAGGCGCCAAGAGCGCCATGTCGCACGTCGCGTCCGTCATCAGCGGGTCGGGCGCGCAAATCCTCGACGCCTTCAAGAAAGCCTTCTGGGGTGCCTTTGACTGGTTGAAAAACGAGTTCAATTCAATCTGGCGCAAGATAACGGGCGGCAATCTGTTCGATATGTCGGCGCACGCCGCCGAGGCTCCTGGCGGTGGCGCTGGGCCGCTCGCGGGCGGTGCGGCTAGCGGAGCATCGCCAGGCGGGCATCCGGGATCGAGCGGCTCTTACGGCGCAGCAGCGGGCCGTATGCGCCAGATGGGCACGCCAGCCGCGACAGGCAAATGGTGGACGCCTGAGCGGCAAAAATACGCCGTAGACTATTTGATGAAGAATGCCGGCTTGTCGCAATACGGCGCATCTGGGCTTGTCGCGCGCTGGGCTGGCGTAGAGGCTGCGAGCGGTCCGGGAAGCGTGAATCCAAGATCGGGAGCGTTTGGAATCGCGCAGTGGCTTGGCAAGAGAAGGGTGGGCATCGCCGGCAACACTGATTTTGACGCACAATTGGCCCATGCCGCGCGCGAGTTGAACACCAGTGAGAGGAAGGCGGGAGACGTCCTCCGCGCCGCCAAGAGCGCCGTCGAAGGCGCCCGTGGGGCGTCCATGTTCGAACGCGCCGAAGGATACAACCCGGCCACTGGTATAGATAATTTCACAGGTCGCACGCCCGTCGTCAGTGTCTACAATAAGGCGTTCGGGGCTCGAGCAGCCGCGAGCATCAACAACAGCCGCAGCAGCTCCGTGGTGAATAATTCTTCGGCCCAGACCAACATCGGTAACGTCAACGTCCAAACACAGGCGACGGATGGCCCCGGAATTGTGCGCGACCTCCAGAATGCCATTACGCATCACTCGTTCGCCGCGCATCTCAACTACGGCGGCATCTAATGGCGTTCTTGGTGAACGTCCCCAACGCCCCCGGTGTCCCGCCCGTCGCGCGCGCAGCCGCGTCGTACGCGACCGCGCTGCTGACAGGAGATAGCTTTCCGCCCGGCAGTTTCCTGCAGCAGTGGGGATTGTATCTCGAGGGGCAGCCCGTCATCACGGCGGACAGCGTCATCGACATGACCTACCGCCAGGACTGGTCCATCTGCGATTATCCCCTCGAGCAAGGGGCCTTCGAGAGCTACAACAAGGTCCAGATCCCCTTCGACGCCCGCCTGCGGTTCTCAGCGGGCGGCTCGATAGCCAACCGCGAAGCGCTATTGGCGTCGGTCGCCGCAGTCGCAGGGACATTGACACTGTTTTCCGCCGTGACTCCCGAGGTGGTCTATCCCAACGTCAACGTGCATCATTACGACTACCGCCGCACCTCGACGAACGGGCTCGGCCTGATGGTGGTGGATGTTTGGTTGCAGGAGGTCCGCATCACCACGCAGGGTTCTGGATCGAATGTTGCGGCGCCGAGCGCGGCTTCTGCGGTTAGCGGGGGGACTGTGCAAGGAGCCGCGCCGAGCGCGGCGGAATCGGGAGCGTCTTGGACGTGATCATCGTGCCCCTGCAAGCGGTCCCCAACCAGACCGTCAACATCCAGCTTGGCGGCCAATACGTCGTCCTGAACATCTACCAGAAGTTTTTCGGTGTGTTCATGGACGTGTTTTCGAACGGCTCCGTGGTCGTCCAGGGCGTCATCTGCCAGAACCTTAATCGCATCGTCCGAGATCTCTATTTTGGCTTCGTCGGCGACTTCGTATGGATCGATTCGTTCGCGTCAGACGACCCGACCTATACCGGGGTCGGATCGCGATTCAACCTAGCCTACCTGGAGGCGTCCGATCTCAACGGGCAGGGCTAGCGGTGCAACGCCTGTATCGGAATGCCGCTCACGCGCGAGATATCCGAGCGGATCGTGTAGATGGTTTGAGGATCAATTGAGGCGCATTCCTCGGCAGACATGCCGAGCTTATGGCCACGCGCGACGGCGTCTTCGATCATCGCCGTGATGTTCCGCCATCCCTTCGGAAGCCCAAGGCGATAGGTGAACTCATAGGTCAATCTTTGAAGCCGGGCATTGATCAGGAGCCCTCCCAATTTGGCAAACCCGCATTGCTCCACTTCGGAGATCATTGTGGCGTTCGCTAAGAAGGCTTCCAATCTCAGCTCGGCCTCCGCCTCTTCGATGGATTGCCGGTCCTGTGCGAGCGCGGCGGAATTTGCAAGAACAGTGAGCACAATCAAAAGTTTACGCATGAACTTCCCCGTAAGATAGCCGTCAACGAGACCGGATCATAATCCCGCCCCATGGCCTTCACCAAAAAGCGCATCAACGTCACGTTCGAAATGGACGGGGCGCAGGCGAACACGCAGAGCGGAAAGCGCGTCTCCTGCCGTATCGTCAACGCCGGTTCCCCGAGCATGGGGACGGCGGACATCGCCATCTACGGGATGACCCTGAGCGACATGAACGCGCTCTCGACGATCGGGACGCAATTCAACCAGATCGGCAAAAACAGGGTCTCCATCTACGCCGGCGACTCTGACCAGAGCATGAAGCTCGCCTTCCAGGGCACCATCTACATGGCGTGGATGGACGGGCAGGCGCAGCCGGAAGTCCCCTTTCGCGTCAATGCCTATGGCGGCCTCTATGAGGCCGTCGCGAAGGCGGATCCGACGAGCGTCCAAGGGACGGCAGACGTCGCGCAGGTTATCCAGCAGATTGCGCAGCAGGCTGGGCTTCAATTCGAAAACAATGGCGTCAACGTCAAGTTGTCGAACCCCTATCTGCCGGGAACGGCGCGCGAGCAGATCCTGAACATCGCCAGGGCGGCTGGCATTGAATGGACGATTGAGAACGGCACGGTGGCGATCTGGGACAGCGCCAAAGGGCGCCAGGGCCGGAACGTGACGCTATCCCCTGAGACAGGGCTTGTCGGCTATCCGTCCTTCAACCAAGCCGCGATCATCGCGCGGTCCGTCTACAATTCAGAAATTGTTCTCGGAAGCCAAGTGACGCTCCAGAGCCAGATCAAGCCGGCCAGCGGAACCTGGAACGTCGTCAATGTCGTTCACGAAATCGAAAGCGAGATGCCGAACGGCGCCTGGTTTACGGTCGTCACCATGACGACGGTTGGGGGCGACGTTTCGGCTGGTGGGGCAGGGGACTGATGACGATCACGACCGCGGTCCCCTCTCCTTCCTTCGGGGCGAACGGGTTCACCGCGCCAGCTGAGGCCGATATTCTCTCAGGGCGCCAATCCGACATCAACAGCGCGTTCGGCGGCAATCTCAATCCAGGGCTCACGACCCCACAAGGGCAGCTGGCGCAGAGCGACGCCGCCATCATCGGGAACGTCAACGATACGTTTCTCATGATGGCGAACATGTTCGACCCCGCTTACTCCACGGGCCGCTACCAGGACGGCCTGGGCCGCATCTATTTCATCTCGCGCCAGCCGGCGCTGCCTACAACCGTCACGGTGACGTGCACAGGGCTTCCCGGCGTCGTCATCCCCGTGAATGCGAAAGCCGTCGACGCGAGTGGCAACATCTACCTCTGCACGACCCAGGGGACGATCCCAGCAGGTGGGTCGATAGACCTGATCTTCCAGAACGTCGCCACGGGCCCCATTCCTTGCCCTGCCGGAACGCTGACGGGCATTTATCAGGCCATTCCCGGCTGGGATATCGTCAATAATGCCTCAGATGGTGTCCTAGGTCGCAACGTGGAGACGCGCGCGCAGTTTGAGGCGCGGCGCTACGCCGCCGTCGCCAACAACTCGGTCGGATCGCCCGCCGCAGTCCTTGGGGCTGTCCTGACGGTTCCAAACGTGGTCGACGCCTACGTGGTCGACAACCCATCCAACGACGCAGTCGTGCTCCAGAACGTCACGTTGGCGCCGAATTCAATCTATGTTGCGGCGGTTGGTGGAGCATCGGCGGACGTCGCCAAAGCCATCTGGTCGAAGAAGTCGCCAGGGTGCTCCTACAACGGCAATACGACCGTCACCGTGCAGGATACGAACCCGCTCTACAATCCGCCCTATCCCACCTATTCCGTGACCTACGAAGTCCCGGCGGACCTTCAGATCATTGCCTCGGTCGTCATCAATTCGAGCCCCCAGGTTCCGATCAATTACCAGAGCCTGATCCAGGCGGCGATGGCGCAAGCGGCGGTGGGCTTAGACAATGGGCCGCGGCTCAGGATCGCGACGAAAGTCCTTGCCAGCCGCTTCTACGCGCCCATCGCGGCGCTGGGTTCGTGGGCGCAAATCCTGTCCATCTCTCTCGGGTCCATCAATTCTGCAACCGCAACGTGCACGGCCTCGATCTCCGGCGCCACAATGACAGTCTCCGCGATGGGGCTAGGGACGCTGGCCGTTGGCCAGACGCTCGGCGACGCGGGTGGCGTCATCGCGGTGGGAACGACCATCCTTGCGCAAGTTTCCGGCACGCCTGGAGGCGTTGGCGTCTACACGGTCAGCGTCTCGCAGAGCGTGCCGAGCCAACTAGTCCTCGCGGTGTCGCCGGCAGCCAATGAAGTGCTCGTGAACCTCAACCAGTTTCCGGTCATCTCAGCGGCGAATGTGACGGTGACGACCGGCTCATGACCTACGATCCGGCTTTCTATCCAAAGCCACCGGCTGCGGGCTCGAACGGCTTCGGGACGCTCTCGGTCGGCTTTTCGCAAGTCGGGTCGATCCCGCCATTTCGGTGGCGGGACACGGTCATGTCGCAATATGCGAACAGCCCGATCCTGCTGCAGGTCATCGAGAGTTTTTTCGTCTGCATTGATCAGACGCGCAACCTGGATTTGTTCTTCGATCTCATCTTCAACATCGACACGGCTGTGGGCTATGGCCTCGACGTCTGGGGGCGCATCGTGGGCGTTCCGCGTAATTTGGTGGTCATGAAGACCGGCAGCTATTTCGGGTTCGAGCAATCCGAGCCGTTCACGATCGGGTTTGGCGGGGCGCCGTTCTATCTCGGGCAGGCGGCCCCCACCTCGACGACGACCTACATCCTGGACGACGACACCTACCGCCGCGTGATCCTCGCCAAGGCGGCGTTCAACATCACGGACGGGTCTATCCCGTCAATAAATGCTTTGCTCTTGGCGCTGTTCCGCCACCGCGGCAATTGCTGGGTGTCGGATGCCCCCGTGCTCAGCCCTTATTTCGGGTTCGAACAGTCGGCGAACGCGCGCGGTTTTGGGGGCGCCCCCTTCTACATGGGGCAGACGATCCCGCACATGAGTATCCAATACGTCTTCACGTTCCCACTGACGGACGTAGACCTCGCGATCATCACGCAGTCGGGCGTCATTCCCACGCCCGCTGGCGTCGCCTACAGCATCGTGCAGACCTTCTAGGTAGGACACCACTCCATGCAGTCGTCACAGCTTCCTACGAGGCTACAGATCCCGTTCGCCAACAACGCTGGCGGTAGTTACATCAGGTCTATTCCCACCCCGTCACAGATACCGATCAGCCCTGGCGCTGCGTCGTTGTATGACGGGTTTCCCCCGAACACATTCTCGCCCACGGGGGCGCCCGATGGGCGCGACTTCAACGGCATCCTCAATATGATGTCGGCGTGGAACTGGTGGCAGGCTGCGGGCGGTCCGGTCCCATGGGATTCGTCGTTCTCCACGGCGATCGGGGGTTATCCGAAAGGCGCTGTCGTGGCGTCCGCTACGACCTTCGGAATATTCTGGCTGAACTCTGTGGAGAATAACACCTCCAATCCCGACGCAGGCGGGGCGGGGTGGACGACATGGACGCCTGGCCTGCTCTACGGGGCCGACACTGGCGCTGTTAATGCGCTCGTGGTCAATATCCCTGGGGCGCCAGCGGCTCCGTATACGGGGTTGGTCATCCAGACGACCCCAGCGCACTCGAATACATCGTCCGCTGTTACGTTAAATTACAACGGGACGGGTGCAAAGAACGTAGTTAGATTTGACGGGGCGGGGCTGATTGCGAACAACCTTTCCGTCGCGCCGAGCAAAGCTGTGTTTTCGTTCGATTCAGTAGCCAATTCGTGGGTCTTGCTAAATCCGAATACTGTCACGGCTCTAAACTTCAGTCTGGTAGGTTACTACATCCTGCCCGGCGGTTTGATACTGGAATGGGGCTACTTACCCATATCTGGCTTCTCCACCGATACGTCGTTCACCATCACATTCCCGCTGGCTTTTCCGAATGCGTGCTTGTCCCTAACGGGCACCACCGAGAACGGCCACGATGACATATTTGCCGACGTTTTCCCGCAGGTGATCTCGCGGGGCACGACCACGGCTGCACTGATCGCTAACAACACCTACGGCAGCAACTCCAACATCACGGGGTTCTACTGGGTGGCTATCGGCTACTGATCGGAGGGCTGGGATGACAAAATATGCGACCATCGGAAACGACGGCAGAGCGACGGCATTCTATGATTCGAACATCAACGCAACCATTCCATCCGGCGCCATCGAGATCACCGACGCGCTTTGGTCCGAATGGATCACGAACACACTCGGTCTGACCTATCAGGCTGGGCCTCCGGCGGCGCTAGCGCCCTACGCTCCGCCACCTCCTAGCAAGGAGCGGCTCGTCGCGTACGCGCGAGCAAGATCGGTGGCGATCGAGGCAGGCGGAATCAGCGTCAACATCGGCACGCTGCAAGCGCCGCAAAATGTCGAATGCGCGACAGACGCGCAGGCAGTGTCGCGCCTGATGCTTGCTGTCTTGGATGCGCAGGCCAACCCGTCGGACACGGTGGATTATCCCTTTTCTTCTGGCGTGGTGACGCTCTCCGCCGCTCAGGTGGCAGCGATCTATCAGGCTGTGACGGCCCTCTATAAGGCCGCGACCAATGCGCTCGCGGCCGTGGGGACCGCGATTGCCAATGGCTCGATCACGTCCTTCGCGCAGATCGACGCCTATCCATGGCCGGCGAACAGCTAACGCCCGCTAATCAAGGAGGATCGGAATGCACCGTATAGGTTGCGTCGCGGCTTTGTGCGCGGTTCTTTCAGGCGGCGCCGCCGCGCAATCGTCACCTAACTGGTCATACGGTTACGTCCCGACTGCGGGTCAGTGGAACGCGGCTTTCGCCGCTAAGCAGGATGTGCTCGGGTTTACCCCTCTGAGCATATCTGGCGGGACGCTGATTGGACCGCTCCACTTCGCCCCATCCTCTACGTCCTTCGCGAGTGGCAACATTCCTATCGGTGTGGCTCCCACGTCCCCCAACCAGGGGGACGTGTGGTCCACGTCATCCGGGGTCTTCATTTACTTCAACGGCGCGGCGCACCCCATCTACCCCACTGCTGCTCAGGGCCAGTGCACCATGACTGCTGGGGCGTGCGCGGTGCAATCGCTCGGATTCACCTACAACGCGGCTCCGCTATGCGTGCTGACTTGGACAGGGACAGGGACCCTCGCTGGCGCCCTCAAAGTCGTCAGTTCGACCACGACGGTGACGCCGTCCTCATCCAATGGGGCGGACACAGCGCAGGTCAATTGGGCTTGTTTCGGTAATTGATGCGCCGCCGCTCACAGACCGGAAGTATGACGGATGGCAGGTTCGAATTCAGGAACTGTCGGGCAGCAAAGCGCTACCGACGGCAATTCCGAGGTCAACCGCAGCGCGTTCCTCACGCACCAAATGCTTGGGCGCGTCGGGACTGTGAAGCTGGTCCGCATTGAGAAGGTGCATCCCGGCCAGAACAACGCGCCGGGGACAATCGACGTCACTCCCCTTGTCAACCAAGTCGACGGACAGGGGAAATCGACCGAGCACGGGACCGTCTACGGCATCCAATATGTCCGATGGCAGGGCGGCACCGCAGGCATCATCTGCGATCCAGTGGTTGGCGATATCGGCTACGCGTTCTGTCCTGATCGCGACACGTCCGCAGCCCTCAAAAAGAAGGGCCGCGCCAATCCCGGCTCCAACCGCCGGTTCGACGTTGCCGACGCCGTCTATATGGGGACGGTCGTCAGCGCGGCGCCAAAGCAATTTATCAAATTCACACCAGGAACTAACCAGGACGGTTCCGGTGGTTCGCTTGAGATCGCCGATGGCAACGGGAACGTCCTCACGATGGATTCCAACGGCTACACGCTGGCGACGAAGAACGGCACGGGGACGGTCGCCACGCAAGGCAACATGACGGCCACAAAAAATGTGGTTGCTGGGCAGGGCGGAACTGACCAAGTCGCGCTCCAGAGCCACCAACACCAGAACGGCGGGGGTGTTGGAAATTCTGGCGCTCCTGTCGCGGGGACGTAAGCGTGCAGACGCTGCTCCTGGACGTCGTGAGCTGGGATCTGACTGTTGATCTCAGCGGCAACATCGCGGTCGCCTCCAACCCTTATTCGCTCGCGCAAGACGCCGCGAGCGCCATCAAAACCTTCAAGGGCGAGTGCTGGTACGACACCTCGCTCGGCGTCAATTACTGGGGCCAGGTGCTCGGCAAGTTTCCGCCGCTCTCCTTGCTGAAAGCGGACTTCGTCAACGCGGCGACCACCGTCCCGGAAGTGACGAGCGCGACCGCTTACATCAGCGGCGTGTCCGACAACCGCGTCCTCTCCGGCCAGGTGCAAGTGTTTGACGCCAACGGCCGATCCTCAGTGGCGAGCTTCTTCCAACCCGTTGACCCAAATGCCGTCGTTTACCCCGGCCAGACGCCCGTGCTCACGACAGATGTGGGCGCGGTCCTGACCACGGAAGGTGGCCAACCTCTCTTGGTGACTTGATGCGCAAAACACTAATCGCCTTCGCAGCGTTCGCTGTCTTCATCACAGCGGCGCACGCGCAGGGGCCTATCCCAACTACGAACCTACCGGCAGGGACGACGCCGTTCTCGAGCAGCGATTCGTTCGTCATCAACCAGCTCGGTGGGGATGGGAAACTACACACGCGCATCGTCAGCGCGAACAACGCGCTGGCGGTGTCGAACATCACGGGCCTAGGCGCGGGCGTTGTTTTGGCGCTAGGCGTTCCAACCAACGCAGCCGGTGGGCTCACTGTCCTCGCGGCAGGCGGCTACTTGGGCGCTGGGCAATTCCCCGCACTTACTGGCGACGTCACGAACGCCGCTGGCTCGTTGGTGACGGTCGTCGGCAAGGTCAATGGCGTGGCCTACGGCGCGTCGCCGAGCAGCAATACGGTCCCCGTGGTCACGGGTGCAAACGCGGTCACTTACGAAGCCGTCCCCAACGCGGCTCTCGCTAACTCGTCGATGACGATCGCGGGCCACAACGTCGCGCTCGGTGGCACACAAGCCATCGCGGCGACGGACCTCTCCAATGGCGTCTCCGGGTCAGGCGCTGTCGCGCTGGTTACGTCGCCGGCATTCACGACACCGAACTTAGGCACGCCATCGGCCGCTGTGCTGACCAACGCCACCGGCCTTCCTATTTCGACGGGCGTAAGCGGTCTCGGAACCAATGTCGCGACGGCGCTGACCCAGCCGCTTAGCGGAGCTGGCGGCGTTCAGGGATCGCTTGGGTTCGCGCCTCTCAATCCGGCGAACAACCTATCCGATCTTGCAAACGCCGCGACTGCTCGCAGCAATCTAGGGCTCCAAGCCCTTGCAACGAAAGCGACTGTCAATAACAACGATTGGAGCGGCACACAGCTGGCTGTCGCCAACGGCGGAACAAACTGCACGGCGGCAAGCGGGACGTGTCTCGACAATATTTCCGGCGCGTCGGGGACCGGAATACAGCGACGCACGGGCGTTGGAGCGTATTCTTGGGGCACGACTACAAGCATTGCAGAAGGCGGCACAGGTCAGACCACGGCGAAGGCTGCGAAAAGTTCGTCCGGCCTCGGAATTGAAGCAGCGACAAATGGCGGCGATGCCAACTACACCATCCTCGCCACCGACGTTGTCGTCTATCACTCAGCTCTCTCGGCGGCACGGACAGATACGCTACCGGCGGCAAATTCGGTCAACGCAGGCCACGCGATTACGATCGCCGATCTAGCGGGCGTCGCTACGGCTACCAAAACGATTTCAGTCCAGCGCTCCGGCTCAGACACGATCAACGGCGGCACGTCGGCGGTCGTTGTTAATTCCGCCTACGGCCAGATGGATTTGGTCAGCGACGGCGTGTCCAAATGGAGCTACGCGCCGCTGGCCGGAGGGACCGTGACGAGCGTCGCGACTGGGGGCGGCTTGTTCGGCGGGGCCATCACCACGACTGGGACCATCCAACTCTCGGCCCCGCTTTTCCAAGGCAGGTTGACGCTCTCAAGCACGTTCCCGGTCATGACCGCCACCATCTCCGGTGCGACGACGCTCTACTATCTTCCTTATTCCGGGCATCTGGTTACGATCTACAATGGGACCAACGATCAGGCTTACGACATTGGCGGTTCCGGCATAAGTCTTGCGCTCGGCTCGAACTGGGCGGCGAATAGCGCCTTCGATGTTTTCGCTTATAACAACTCTGGGTCTCCAGCGCTCTGCACGGTCGCGTGGACGAACACCACGACGCGCGCCACCGCACTCGATATGACGACACGCGGCTATTGGACGAACTCAGGCGCGCCGACATGCCGCACATCGAACGCCGCGACGATCGCCCTCTCGGCGAACCAAGGAACCTATCTTGGTTCCTTTTCAACTAATGCTAGCACAGGGCAAATCGACTGGATATTCGGCGCGAATGCGGCCGGCGGGACCGCCTCCAAATTCATGCTGTGGAACGCTTACAATCGCGTCGCGGTCAGTTCGATGGTCGGAGACACGACCGCGAGCTGGACTTACTCGACATCGACTTGGCGCGCTGCGAACAACTCCGCGACGATCCGGCATAACTTCATCATCGGTCTTGCGGAGGACAGCGTTACTTCAGCGTATTCAGTTCTTGCTGCCGTTGGTTCCTCCGGAAATGCTTATGTTGGTCTAGGATTTGACTCGACGACGAGTTATAGTGGGGCTCTTGGATATTCGCAGAGCGTGTCTCCGAATACGCTTGTGGCATGGTATTCGACGGCTCCGGCTATTGGGGCGCATTACGTCTCGGCGCTTGAAATTGCGGATGGCACTCATCCGACAACCTATTATGGACTTAGCACGTATCAATTCAGTGCTCTGTCCATAAATCTTCGCATGTAACCAAGGAGATATGCGTGCTTAGGATAATCACTCTCATTCTGGCCATGTGCGCCTTCTCGCTTCCGGCGGTCGCGCGGACGCAGCTCACGGCCGACACGACGTTCTATGCGGACGGACAGAATGGCAATGACGCAAACGATTGTTTGACCCGGACCACGGCATGCAAGACGCCGCAAGCGGCGCTCGACCGGGCGGCGGACAGCTACGACATCGGCCCCTACACCGTCACGATCCAACTCGCGTCCGGGCAGACGTTCACCAGTGCGACGCAATTTTTTCCGACGATCGCTCTTCGGCAGATGGTCGGCCGGGGCAATGTCGTCATCGATGGCGGCGGCTCTCTAGTCACCAGCTCGGCGTGGGACGCGATCGACACGCAGGGAAGCATCACCAACCTCTACACGATCCAGAACATTGGTCTGAGTTCGACGGCCCCCACCAACTACGGACAGGGCTTCTGCATCCTGGTGCAGAATTCTGGGGTAGTTCGGATCGGCAATGGCGTGAACTTCCATTCCGCCACCGGCGGTCACATCGGGGCGCAGGACCCCGGCGCTATTGCGCAGATTTGGGGCAACTACACGATATCCGGCGGCGCACCGACGCATTACAACGCCGCCGTCGGCGGCGCAGTTGTGCAGGGCAACGGCGCGACGGTCACTTTGACCGGCACCCCGAATTTCACGCAGGGCTTTGTCCTGTCCTATGGACACGGGACCGTCTACGTCTCACGTAATTTTGTCTCCTTCTCCGGCGGGGCGACGGGCTTGAGATATAACGACCAGCTTTCGAGCGTGATTTTCACCAATGGCGGCGGGGCCAGCTATTTTCCTGGCAATACCAACGGCTACGTCGACTCGACGTCGATTTATAACTGATGACAGACGCCCAGCGCTTCCGCGCTGCGGCGGCCATCGCCCCTCATGTCGTCTGCTCTGATCTGTAAGCTGGAGGGAGCCCATACAATGGCTTCGGACAATTTTGTCGCGTGCATGCGAGCCGTCCTGATATACGAAGGCGGGAAAGTCGATAGATCTGATGATCCCGGCGGCAGAACGAATGCGGGAGTGACCCAAGCCACCTACAACGCTTGGCGCCGCTCCCGCGCACTGTTGCCCATGGACGTCTATCGTATGGCGGACAGCGAGCGCGATGCGATCTATCGGGGCCAATATTGGGACGCGGTCAGTGGCGACGCGCTTCCCCGCGGCATTGATTTGGTCGTCTTCGACGCGGCGGTGAATTCTGGCGTCGCGCAGGCCAAGAAATGGTTTGCCGCAGCGGGTAAAGCTGGATCGCAGACGAGGGTTATCGACGCCTTCTGCGATATGAGGCTCGCGTTTCTCAAACATCTCACGACGTGGCGGGCGTTCGGGCGCGGCTGGTCCAATCGTGTTGCGGACGTGCGCGCGCGCGCGAAATTGATGGCGGTCCGATGAGCTATCGTCTGCACTGCCTCGCGGTCGCCGCTGGCCTCGTGCTGCTACTGCCGTTCCTGCCTTGGATGCTGTCTCGTAAGCCTGATCCGGCGCCAGCGCGCTGCGTCGCGCGGTCGACGCCGGGCGGATGGGAAGTAGAAGGGTAGGGAGCGGGCCGGGCTTGATACCGGCTGCGCGCTTCTTTCGGTCGATAACGCGATCTGCCCCGCGTGTTTCCGTCGCGCTGACGGATGACCTAGCGTGTCCAATCCACGCCGCCGCTCCCTTCGATTTTCATAACACAAAAGGACCGCATGAAGAAGCACCTCTTTGCAGGGGCGATGATCGCGCTCGTCGCGGCGTCATTGCCGTGCGGGCGCCGTGAGCGATGATGGTGCGCGTAGGGTCTCGCCGGATCTGCGGGCGCGCGTTCTTCTCTACTTCGTGTCCGGATGGTCGCCGAGCGACGCGATGATCCATCTCTACTGCCAGGGCGTGCGCATGACGCGCGCCGACTACCTCTCCGTCATCCGCGCCTATTGCGACTCGCAGGACGAGACGCGGGCAATAGGACGCTCATCCTCTGCGCCTAGTTAGCTTGAGGTGCTCCATGTTGCCGCCGCGCTTCATCGTGCCTTTCCTCCTAATCATCGCCGCCGGCGCGATCTCCATATTCGTCTGGTTCGAAACGCTCGGCGAGAGGAGCAATCCGTGGAAGTTCGGCGACCCGCCGCGCCGCCCGGCGTCGCCAGAAAGCCAAGTCGGAGGCATCATCCTCTTCCTCGCGATCATCATCGTGGCGAAGGATTTTGGCGCCTTCGGCAAATGAGCGAACCTGAAAAAAATCCACCTGCATCATTGAAAGGAAAGAACATGAACCAAGAGCAGATTCTCGGGCAGGTCCGCACCTATCTGGCGGTGCTTCTCGGCTATTGGGGCGCCAAGCATATCGATCCAGAATTGCTGAAAATGCTCGGCCCGGATTTCTCGCTCTTCATCGCGACGCTGATCCTCGGCCTGCCGTCGGCAATTTGGTCTTGGTATTCGAAGCGGGCCCCGGCTCTCGCGAAGCAGGCGATGGTTGTCCTGCAGGATCATCCAATCCTTGCGACGCAGGTCTCGAGCGCGCTGGCGCCGGCTCTTGCCGATGGGCAGAAGCAGTGAACGCCCAAACCGCCATTGATGTTCTGGGGAAGGTTCTGCCGCTCGTCCTCGACGTTGCAAGCCTTATCCCCGGCGTGAACATCCCTGTCGGCGCGGTCAAGGTCGCAGAAGACGTGATCTCGATCGAGCAGGCGGCGCATACGTGGCTGACAACGACGCCGGAGGGCCAGAAGGTGCTGGCGAGGATCGAAGGGCTCGGCGTTGACCTCGGCGGCTCTGTTTCGATCTCGCCAAGCGGACAGGTCACGTTCACCATCGCGCAGGCGATCGACGTGCTGGAAAGGGGCGACGCATGAAGCGTGCGCTGATCCTCTCAGTAGCGCTTCTGGGTGGCTGCAACAGCACCCCAGGCACGTCGCTATTCCCGACCTCATATAACGCGCCAGCGACCTCCGCAGCCCCGGCAAAATGCCCTGCCGACATCGCATCGCTCCCCGCCTATTCTCAAGCCATGCAGCGCCAGGTGGCGAGGGAGATGCGCGCGGCCGGCGGCGCCGCTTGGCCGCGCATGGTCTCTGATTGGATTTACGCGCGTCAAACCATCCGCCACGAATGCAAATAGGAGCTAGCTAATGACGCTTTTCCGCCATCTTCTTCTCGCCGTCGCGCTCGCCGCTTCTCTCGGCGGCTGCGCCCTCAACCCGGACGGCTCCATTGATTGGAGCGGATCGTTTATGCAGGCGTCGTCGCGCATCAATGCGGCAAACATCGCCGTCGCCAAATACGCGCCGATCGTCGGTAAGGATTTGCTCATGGTCGGCAATATCCTCGTGCAGGCCGAATGCTCCCCGGCCATGGGGCTCGCCTCCCAGACCGCGAGCAATATCCTCAAAATCACAGCGCCGTCGTCGAGCTCGGCCGCGCAGGTCCAGGATATCCTCGCGACCAATCAGGCCGTCGCCGCGCAGCTTTGCCCCCTCGTGAGCGCCATTCAGGCGTCGGTCGGCTCCGTCCCGACTGGCGCGCCGTCGCAGACCATTCCGGCGCCGGCGACGGTCGCGGCCGCCGCGCAGTAATCCTGCGCAGAATCGATGGAACGGGCTGGGGAGCCGACAAAATGCCGGAACTGACAAAGGAAGACGTCAAGCAGGTTGTCCGCGACGCCGTGCGCGAGGCGATGGCTGAAAAGTTCGAGCTCACGCTGGGGATAAATTGCACAGACCCGGACGAGCGGGACGAGACGCGCGAGGATATGAAATTTCTGCGCGCCCTTCGGAAAGTGTCCCGGACCGGGGGGGAGAAAATATTTTGGGGGCTCGCCGGCCTGGTCGGGACTGGCATTGTCGCGCTCTTTTGGCCGGAGCTGTCCAAGCACTTCCCAAAGTAGCCCAGCCGCATCCGCGTATCGCGGCTTTGCCCCCAGGAGCGGCTTCTGCCGGCCTGGGGGATTTTTTTTTGCGTTTTTGGGGTGCGGCCAGCGTCAAAATAACCTCAACAGATTCAATGACCCTCTTTCGGACGCACTCGCGCGCAAATCACTGAATTGTATACTATTATTTCAATCCCTCCCGGCCTACCATTAAAATCAACGACTTTGCGTAACGTTCGTCTGTCTCTGCGTTCTTGCCCCACACAATCCCCCACCGGAATGCTATTCCTTAATGGTCCAATCTTGGAAAACGGCCGATTAGAGCCCCTGCCGCCCTTGAGCGCTCGTTGACGTTCGCTATAATCGGTCCGCCTGGGGGACCAGCTGGGGGCTGACAGTTTGAGAGGCCGCAGGCTCAACGCCTGCGAGGTGGCGATGGCGCCGCCGGGGCCAGATAGGGCGATCGCTCCGCGGCTGCCTGCGCCGCACGTCTTGCGGCCCACCGGAGCTATCCCGGATGCTGTTGTCGCCTCGGCGCCATCGGTGGCGCCGCAAGCACGCTTCGGAAAAGTTCGGCAGGCGCGATAGGACGGATCGCATCACGGCGCTTCACAATCAAACGTAGCAATTTCGAATATTGTGGAAAACGCTTACGAGCCGCGCCGCCCGGACTGGTCGCGATCACGCTCGCCGCCAGCAGCAAAAAAAGCGCCCCGCCGCATGCAACGACGGGGCGCTTTGCCGTTCTCGCGCCTGAATTCAGCACTCCCATTTCCAGTAGCCCATGTAATCGTTCCAGCGCCAGCAGACGCCCGGATCGAGCGGACGCCAGGGATTGCTCCAATCCCTGTGCTGGTAACGCCACGGAGCGCCATAGGCCTGGAGGTCGCCGTCGTAGGGAAACGGCCCCGCGCGCTGCGCTCGAGCCGGTACGATGGGCGCCAGGAGCGCCACAATTGTGAGAAGCGTAAGCGTTCGCATTTTTCCCTCCCGCATGGAGGGCGTAAAAGCTATGGCGCTTTGCCGACGCCTCAAGCGCTCCGAACGATTATCCTGGCCGAAAACGTGCGCCCGGCGCCGCTTCACCGCCCGATCATCCAATACTCATCCGGGTTCCCTCGTCTGTGAACTTTGACCACGCTACTCAGGGGAGGCGTCGTCTCGATGACGAGCTCATAGGCTGGTATAAGCTGGCAATCCTTGCTCTTTATTCCTCGTCGGAATATCTCGTAAGCAGCGCGAACGTCGCCTTCGTCGGTTAAGTCTATCGCTCGCGATATGGCGGCCTTGTCCTTACAGGCAAGATAGGCTGGCGCCCCTGCGGCGGCATCCGCGACACAGGCGGCAGCTAGTAGCGCAAAGCCCAACAATGACCGACACAGCTTCATATTCGCCTCTTCGGCAGGCTGAGGCTGTTGCTGCCAGCGCCCGGACGCGATTTCTCGATGTCCTGCCCGACAGCAACGAGCCGATCGGCTCAGAGGAAGCCTAACCCCAAGCCAAACAGACCTCCGCCAGAGCCAAAAAAGCCTGCCCCACAGCCATTGACGGGATAACCCGCTCCATAGACTCCGCATCCTGCGGGATAAGCCGACCCATAGACTCCACATCCAGCGGGATAAGCCGACCCATAGACTCCGAGGCCCGCGGGATAGGCCGCTCCATAGGCCGCTCCATAGGCCGCCCGGGGGGCCAATCTGGGGTTCCACCCGGCGTACATCCCGTACCGATAGCGTGGCCAACCGTAGTGCCAGCCATAATGATAGCGGTGGTGGCGGTGGGGATACGGCCGCCAATCGACCTGCTCGGTCGGCGCCTGCAAGCTAATGGCGTCTTTGCTGGTGACGCTCATTACGCCGGCAATCGACGAGGTTGGCAGACCGACGATAAAAATTGCCGCGAAAACCGCCGCGGTTGGGTTCTTTGTGCCTTGTCTAAGCATATGGGCCTCCTGCACCGATGCTAAGACCCGCCAATTAGTTCGTGAGAAAAGCGCGTCGAGCGAGACAATTTCAATGCGGTCGCCCGACCGGCGATTAACTCGTAGAAAGCCGGCGCCAGCCAGCGTCAGAATAGAGACAGAAGGCCTGTCAGGCTTGCGCATCTTTGAGGCTGGCTGCCGGCTGTGACCTCTGGTTTCGCCACAAGCCCTCAGTGAGCCTTGATATGAGGCTTGGCGTGCGCTTTCGGCCGCGCGGGTGTTGCCGCTGGAGGCGGCGCCGGCTGCGACGTTGCGACCGGAATGGCTTCGTCAGGCTTCCTCGAATCGTCTCGAGCAGAGGGCGCGCTCGATGACGGAGCGGGAGCGACTCCAGCTTGAGGGGCAGGGCTCGGATCAGAAATAGCCACTGGAGCGGGCGCGGCAACCTGCGTCTCGGCCTTAATGGGCGCGACAGCCCGCGTATCGGCGGATGTCTCCGAATTCCCTGGCTTCGGAAGCCAACCAGCGTTCATGGCGTAAGCAATCCCACAAAGTGCGAAGGCGGCAATTGCATAAGCTTTCATGGATTATCTCCGCGAAGCGATCGGGATGACGCTCTGATTAGGCGGCTTTCTTTTCTCCATTGTTTCTTGTCCGCTAAAGGATCGGCCCGAGCTGAGACGCTACAATTTTACTCGCTCCCTTTTTCATTACATTAAGACCTGTTGGCGTATCGTTCTAGCGAGGCGGTGAACGCTGGAGACGATGGGATGCTTGCGGACACCGTGGCGCAATGGACGACGACGGTTCTATTCGTCTTCCTGTGCATCGGAAGCCTGGTGATCGTTTGGGGAAACCTGCGGCTTCAGATCCTGTGCGCCGCGATAGAGCATCGTGACAGGCTCGCGAATGGCGACACCCGCCGGGCGGTCGCGCACATGCGACGCCGGGCGATCGACGCGCGCTTGCGGATCGCGATCACCCTCAGGGCGGGCGACAAGGCCCGGCTGGCGTCGGACGCTGAGGCCCTCGAAAAGGCGGCTGCGGCGCTCATTCGCATTGACCGAATCTGCAAGTGATGAGCGACGGCGGGTCGCCCGCCTAGCGTTCTTCCAAGGCGACTGTATGCGGCCCTTAATGGCGAAAGGCAGGCCCCCGACGCTTCTGTGTCGCCGAGAGCCTGCCGCCCTCGGGGGCATTGGGGGCACAATCGAGGGCAAACAAAGCTAGGCGATTCGTCGTCACCCCATTTTTCACGATCGTTTCTGAATTTTTGCGCATGGCAATCGCCTTATATCCGGCGCGAAGGCGGGTCCATCCACCGCAGGGTTGTGGCGGGCCGGCCGTCACCGGCTCCCAGCAAAAGCGCATCGGCGGATCACGGAGGCGCCCGAGCGGGAACGTCGGCGAGAGCTTCGGCTTCGATTATTCCGCCTGTCGCATTGCCCGAAAAGGCTCCTTTTACCGGCAATAAAGGGCGTTATCTAATGAATGATTGAGTGAGCGAGGCTGCGTGGTCTCATTATCTTAACGCCGCGCCGGGCCAAAAGGCGGCCGATTTCTCTTGGGGGTGGAGGGCGCGGAAACGCCCGGCGGGCGGGATCGTGAGGGGGTGCTTGCTGTTCTATAAAAATTCAACGAGTGCGCGCGACGCCAGAAATGGTCTTGTTGGATCAATGATTCTTTCAGAGAGGCGCGACTTGTCGGATCGAGCCGCACAAAGGCTGCGGGCGGAGCAATTGTCGGCGCTGATGCGCCACTTCCCGGGCGTGATGGCCGCCAATATCTGCAACGCCCTGGTTTTTGTGATCGCGTGTTGGGGAACGGAAAGATTTTCTCTTGCGCTGGGGTGGGCTATGGTCGTTTGGTCGATCGTATGCCTCATTGTTCTGCGGCAATGGATGCGGCGCACAACCGCAAGGACGGCCCCCCGCCGCCGGGGCGGCGTACAGCGCGTGCTGCTCTATGCGCTGGCGCTCGGTTTAGCCTGGGCCGCGCTACCCTTGCTATTCTTCGACGGTGCAAGCCTTGGCGGTAAGCTGCTGATTACCTGCCTGAGCTCAGGAATGCTGGGCGGCGGCGTCTTCGTTATGGCTAGTATACCGCCCGCGGCGCTAGCGTTTTCCGGTCCGATTGCAGTCGGCAGCCTTATCGTGTTACTTCGGGTGGGCGATACTGAGCACATATTGATGGCGGTTATTCTGTCAGTCTATTCAGCTGTGCTTTTTCTTGGCTCATTTAGCTACGCCAACGAGCTGAGAGATTTGGTTGCGACTCAGACTAACGCCGAGGAGAAGGCGAGTGCGAGCGCAATAAACTTGGGAGCTTTGGCCAATATGGCCACGGGGCTTGCTCATGAGATTAGCCAGCCGCTCGCCGCGGCGACGTCTTACGTCAATTCGGCGGAGCGCCTCTTGCGCATCCCCGTGGAAGAGAGGCCAGTGCCCATCGAGCGACCTTTGCGGGACGCGGCAGCGCAATTGGAAAACGCCCGTCAGATTATCGCGCAGCTTCGAGATTCCATCACGCAGGGGAAAGCTGAGAGACAGCTCCTACATCTGCATGAGGTCATTCGGAGCGTAATCGAAGCCAATCGGCCGCGGCAGGAAAAATCGCACATCCACGTTGAGGCTCACCTTGCGGCCCGCAATGATCTTATGTTGGCGAACCTGGTGGAGGTAAGACAGGTTTTCACCAATCTGATCGCCAATGCGTTCGACGCTATGCAATCGAGCCCAAAACGCACACTCATTATATCCTCCCGGACCTTTGGCGAAGACTCAGTCAGAATTGACGTCGCAGACACCGGCGTAGGGGTTTCACCCGCGATCAAGACGCAATTGTTCGAACCCTTGATCACGACCAAGGCGCAAGGACTGGGCGCCGGCCTGTCGATCACACGTTCAATCGTCCGGGGTTATCACGGGGATATCTGGTTCGAGCCTAATCCTGACGGCGGAGCCGTTTTCTCTGTCGTGCTGCCTGTCGAAAAGGCGTGA